GCGGCGGAGTCTAACCCTGAGATTTACGATGGGGTTTACGAGTGGTACACCTCCGGTCCACGCCAGCGGTTACAGCCCGGCGGGGCCATTGTGATTGTCATGTGCATGACGGGAGATACGGATGTACTGATGGCAGATGGGACAAGCACCAGACTCCGGGACATTGTCCCCGGTAGCAAAATAGCGACCTACGAAAAAGGAAAGCTCGCCTCCACCGTGGTGGTAAACCATCGGTCAAATGGTGTTGATGACGTATATGAGGTACAAACACAATCTGGTAGACTACTCCATGCAAACGAGAGACATCCGTTTCTTGTAGAACTTGCCGAGGAGTGTAAATGGATACGTCTAAAGGACCTGAAGCCGGGGATGTCACTTGTAGCAACGAGGGGTGCAACCGTCCCCCAAGGTCTAGCAAAAACCCCGGCCTATGCGGGCCATGCCAAGCATCTAAGTCATACCACAAAAAAAACCCAGATGCCCCGCACCGCCCAATGGGTTTTCACGGTAAGTGGAAAGGTAAAACGTGCAGTACAGAAGGGTGTGAAAGCCCTACTCGCGTCAAAGGGCTATGTGCCTCCCACTACACTATTCAATATTGGGCATCCGGGGGAGGTAGGCAGACTCCCGCAGCTAAATACAGGAACAGAATTAAAAGTAGATACGGGATTACCCAAGAGGACTTTAACAACATTCTCAAAGGCCAGAACGGGGTTTGCGCGATCTGTGGGCAACCGCCTTCGTCAGCTAATACTCGCGCACACTGGAACGGAAAGCTCTGTATTGACCACGACCACAGCACCGGAAAAGTTCGCGGGTTACTCTGCAACGACTGCAATCTTGCAACGGGGTATGCAAAAACTGCTGCAATTGCCGACGCAGTGGCTACATACCTCCGACTTCATTCTTGATCCTATTGTTTCCATTACTCCCAGTGGGCGCGAAGAAGTCTTTGACGTTGAGGTAGGGCGTACATATAACTTCATTGCCAACGGGGTGGTGAGCCATAATACCCGCTGGAGTAAGCGGGACCTGACAGCACAAGTACTCAAGGCGGCGGCGCAGCGTGACGGTGAGGAGTGGGAGGTCATTGAGTTCCCCGCCATCATGCCGAGCGGCAACCCCGTTTGGCCGGAGTTTTGGCCGCTAACGGAACTAGAGGTTTTGCGCAAAGAACTGCCGTACTCGAAGTGGATGGCGCAGTACATGCAGGACCCGACGAGTGAGGTCAGCGCCATCGTTAAGCGCGAGTGGTGGCAGGTATGGGAGAAAGACGACCCACCGGAGTGTGAGTTCGTGCTCATGTCGTGGGATACCGCGTTCGAGAAGCACAACCGGGCGGATTATTCTGCGTGCACAACGTGGGGGGTTTTCTACCGTGCCGACGATGGCACCGACCCCGAGGTCAGTGCGGCGGATAAGGGTAAGATGCAGGCCCACATTATTCTCTTGAATGCGTTCCGCGATCGGATGGAGTTCCCAGAGTTGAAGCGGGTGGCTATTGCGCAGTATAAGGAATGGCAACCCGACGGTGTTATTATCGAGAAGAAGGCAACGGGTGCGCCGCTAATATATGAAATGCGGGCGATGGGCATCCCGGTGCAAGAGTTCACCCCCACCAAAGGCAACGATAAAATATCCCGTCTTAATGCTGTTTCTGACATGTTTGCTTCAGGCCGCGTATGGGCACCGGAGACGCGGTGGGCTGAAGAAGTGATTGAGGAAGTGGCGAGTTTCCCAGCGGGGGAACACGACGATTACGTGGACAGCGTTTCGATGGCGCTAATGCGTTTTCGGAAAGGTGGGTATATCCGCACCGCGTTGGACGAGGATGAGATGGAAACGTACTACCGAAATCCAAACCGCAAGCCGTACTACTAAGGAATTCAGACAATGCCGCCAGACCAGATTGAGATGGACTTCGAGATGCCACCCGACGCAGACCAAGAGCCGTTGGACATTGAGATGCCGGAGGACGATGCGGCCCCCGAGGAAGAGGGGATGGAGTTCGACATGTCGGAACTCATGGGCGAGCCGAAAATCAACAGCGACGACCCCGAGACCGAGGAGTTCTACCGGAATCTTGCCGAGGACATGCCGTCACGGGCGTTGCAGTCGATCGCCGACGACCTGCTGGATGCGTTTGACGACGACGCGATGTCGCGCAAAGACTGGTTGCAGACCTATGTCGATGGCCTAGAACTTCTAGGCTTGCGGATCGAGAATCGCACCGAGCCGTGGGCGGGCGCATGCGGCGTATTTCACCCTCTCCTGAGTGAGGCGCTGGTGAAGTTCCAAGCCGAGACGATTATGTCCACGTTCCCGGCAGCGGGACCGGTAAAGGCCATCATTATTGGCAAAGAAACTCCGGCGAAGAAGCAAGCGGCAATAAATGTCACGAATGATATGAATTTCCAGCTCATGGAGGTCATGACGGAGTACCGCCCAGAGCAAGAACGGCTCTTATGGGGCTTGGGATTGAGCGGAAATGCCTTCAAAAAGGTGTACTACGACCCCTCTATTGAGCGCCAAGTAGCCCTTTACGTCCCGGCGGAAGATTTGGTCGTGCCCTACGGCGCGTCTAATTTAGAGACCGCTGAGCGCGTCACCCACGTGATGCGGAAGACCAAGAACGAGGTCCGGAAGCTCCAAGCATCGGGTTTTTACGTGGATGTGGACCTCGGCGAGCCCGTTAAGGGGGAATTGGACGACGTTGAGAAGAAGATTGCGGAGAATATGGGGTTCAATGCCACCTCTGACGACCGCTACAAGCTCCTAGAAATGCACGTCAACCTCGATTTGGAGGAATATGACGAGCGCGACGAGGAGACTGATAACGACGATGACGACGATATGGAGATGGGGGCTATTGCCCGCCCTTATATTGTCACCATTGAGAAAAACAGCCAGACGGTATTATCTATTTACCGCAACTGGGTGCCGGATGATAAGCGCATGGTTAAGCGCGAGCATTTTGTCCACTACCCGTATATTCCCGGTTTTGGGTTTTATGCGTTCGGGTTAGTGCACCTGTTGGGGTCGTTTGCCAAGTCTGGCACCTCCCTTATTCGGCAATTAGTCGATGCAGGCACCTTATCTAACTTACCCGGCGGGTTTAAGACCAAGGGTATGCGTATTAAGGGTGACGATACTCCGATTGCCCCGGGCGAGTTCCGGGATGTGGACGTCGCGTCGGGGACCATTAAAGATAATATTATGACGCTCCCTTATAAAGAGCCGTCGCAGGTATTATTCACGCTGCTCCAGAATATCGTGGACGAGGGTCGGAAGTTCGCGTCTACCACGGACTTGAACGTCAGTGACATGTCGGCACAGGCTCCGGTGGGCACGACGTTGGCTATTTTAGAGCGGACATTGAAGGTGATGTCGTCGGTACAGGCGCGGATTCACTACGCGATGAAGCGCGAGTTCAAGCTGTTAGCGGCCATAATTCGGGATTACACGCCCAAGCAGTACCCATACGAGCCTGAAGAAGGCGACCGTCGGGCGAAGCAGGCAGACTATGACGTGGTGGAGGTCATCCCAGTATCTGACCCGAACGCATCCACAATGGCGCAGAAAGTCACCCAGTATCAGGCAGTCATGCAGTTAGCGCAGGGTTCGCCGCAGATATACGACATGCCGGAGTTACACCGGCAGATGTTGGAGGTTCTGGGGATTAAGAACATTGGGAAAATAATCCCGACGGAAGAGGACCTCGCCCCGAAAGACCCGGTGTCCGAGAACATGGCGCTACTGGCAGGCAAGCCGGTTAAGGCGTTTATGTACCAAGACCACGAGGCGCATATCTCGGTGCATATGGCAGCAGCCCAAGATCCGAAGATTACCGCCCTCCTCCAGAATAACCCCCAAGCGCCGTCTATTATGGCAGCGGCAATGGCCCATGTGGCAGAACACATTGGGTTTGAGTACCGACGTCAGATTGAGGCGGAGTTGGGCGTGCCGTTGCCCCCGGTGGACGAGAAGTTGCCGGAGGACGTGGAGGTGCAGTTATCGAAGCTCGTGGCGCAGGCGTCGGCACAGTTAGCGCAGAAGAACCAAGCGGAGGCGCAGCAACAGGCGCAGCAAGCGCAGGCGGAAGATCCGTTGAACATCATTCAGCGGGCGGAGTTGGAATTGAAGGGCAAGGAGTTAGACCACAAGGTCGCGGTTGACACCGTTGAGTTGGAGATTAAACGCGCGAAATTGCTGTTAGAGGCGAAGAAGATTGAGGCGGAGGGCGAGTTCAAAGACACCGCCGCCGCGATGAAGTCGGTCTTAGACGGGGTGAAGACGGTGCAGGGAATGTCCGGCAAAACCGAAGGCCGCACCGCCGCTGCCCAAGCGCAGGCAGATCAGTTACAGCGGGAGAAGTTTGCCAGTAGGACCAAATTGGAAGGGAAACCAAAAAATGGGGCACCTGAATGAATATCTTAGAATTGATTCTAGAGAAAGTCAGCGAGCGCTACGTTGACGTGCAGGAAGAAATCGTTCGTGGCGACACGAAAGACTACGCAGAGTATCAACATCTCTGTGGAGTATTGAAGGGGTTAAGTTGGGTTAGATTGTACATCAAAGAGTTACAACAAAACGTCGAGGAATATTAGTATGGAAGTAAGCGAATCATTAGCGAACGTCGGGTTTAAGATTGAAGGATACATTGACTCGGGTCCGTCGGAAGTAGAAGAAGTCCCAGAAGCAGCAACACAATTGCCGCAGCCGTCGGGGTATCGGATTCTTTGCGCGGTGCCGGACATTGAGGCTAAGTTTGACAGTGGGCTCATCAAAGCCGACAAAACTGTAAAAGACGAAGCCACGTTGACCACGGTGTTATTTGTCGTGGCTATGGGGCCTGACTGTTATACCGACGCATCAAGGTTCCCGAGCGGTCCGTATTGCAAGGAAGGGGATTTCGTTTTGGTGCGCCCTCACTCAGGGTCGCGCGTAACGATTCACGACCGGGCATTTCGATTAATTAACGACGACTCCGTTGAAGGCGTTGTCCAAGATCCTCGCGGCATCACCCGGGGCTAAATAAGGATAAAGTCATGGCACAAACACCAACTGACACGCAGATTGAAGACGGAGACGACACGGAATTCGACATCTCCATTGAAGACGATACGCCGGAAGCAGACAGGGGCCGTGCCCCGATGCCCGACGATATTGTGCAGGCTCTAGACGGGGATGACGAGCTTGAGGACTTCTCTAAAGAGCGCGCCAAGCAACTTAAGAAGGTATGGCACGACGAGCGCCGGGCTAAAGAGTCTGCTACTCGCGAGCGGGACGAGGCGATTAACTTTGCCCGCCGCCTCTCGGAGCAGAATAAGACTTATAAGCAGCAACTAGAGAACGGCGAGCGGGCGTATGTTGGCTCGGCTAAGACCGCTGCTGATTTATCGGTAGAGACGGCAGAGCGCGAGTATAAGGACGCCTACGACTCCGGGGACTCTGACCGGGTTACTCAAGCGCAGAAGAAACTATTTGACGCCCAGTGGGGCGCAAAACGGATTGAGGAATATACTCCACAATTTGAATCTTCCGCTTTACAGGAAACCGCAGGTCGTGTAGATAGTGATACTTCAGGTGCGGAGCGCGAGCCAGCCCCTAAAATTGATCCTAAGGCCGTGACGTGGCAGAAACGTAACGCCAATTGGTTTCAAGTTGATAGGGAGATGACGAGTTTAGCTTTTGGCGTTCACGAGAAATTAGTAGGCGAGGGTTATGACCCTACCTCTGATGCGTATTACGAGCAGATCGACAAAACGATGCGCCGTAGATACCCAGAGAAGTTTGCCGGGGACAGCAAACGGGGTTCTACCACGGTAGTGGCATCCGCTAGACGGTCCACTGCACCCACTAAAGTGACGCTAACTGCCTCGGCAGTAGCCCTCGCTAAGAAGTTCGGGCTAACCCCTGAGCAATACGCCCGCGAAATGATTAAAATAGGTAACGCCAGTGACTGATTCTAACCGAACTGACCGAGATACGACCACCCGTGACGCGACTACCCGAATCAAAAATTGGGCACCCGCGAGCTTGCTTCCTGATATTAATCAGGAGCCGGGATATGCGTATCGGTATGTACGAGTTTCTACACTAGGCGTTGCTGACGCGAACAACGTCTCGGCCAAATTCCGAGAAGGTTGGGAACCCGTGAAGGCTTCGGAGCATCCTGAAGCATTTACAATGGCCGATCCAAATAGTCGGTTTAAAGACTCAATTGAGTCTGGCGGTCTTATTCTCTGTAAGACACCTGTTGAGTTTGTCCAACAACGCTCCGCTCATTTTCAGAAGTCCACTGACGATCAGATGGAATCCGTTGACAACAGCTACATGCGTGAGAGCGATCCGCGCATGCCGATGTTCAAGGACAAGCGCTCTACAGTTACTTTTGGCAAAGGTCTTCGTAAATAACTTAGGAGCCAAACATGGCATATCCAACTATCGACGCCCCCTACGGGCTAAAACCGGTCAATTTGATCGGCGGTCAGGTGTTCGCGGGGTCTACCCGTATGATCCCTATCGCACAGGCTTATGGCACGGGAATTTTCAATGGCGACGTGGTGCAGATGGCGGCTACCGGTACCGTGATTGTTTCCGCACTGGCTATCGGCACCGTGTCGCAAGCAGTGCAAACGGTTGTTCCGGCCACTGTCGGCGTGTTCCTCGGTTGCGAGTATTCGCCTCCGACCGGCCCACTTTTTGGTAAACAGCGAGCGCAATTCTGGCCTTCTGGTACCGCCGCGATTGACGCAGTTGCGTACGTTGTAGACGATCCGGATACGGTGTTTAAATCCGCCGTGCTGTCTATGCCTGCTGCGGCTACCAATACCGCGACTGCGCTTAGCACGATCGGCTACATGTCCCCCGCGTTTGTGGGTACCAACGTGTATTACGTCGGTGCGAACGTGGGTAGCACGTTTACTGGTAATTCCACTGGTGGCGTCGTCGGTAACACCGCCGGTGCGTCCAATGGCGCTGGTAACGTCATCAAGACGAATGCGGCTACTGCGGCGTTCCGTGTTGTTGGCCTTGTTTCTGAGACGGCGATTAACGTGGTGACGACGGGGACTTGTTCCACTACTTCGTTGACGGTTGCGTCTAGCGCGGGGGTTTTCCCGGGCATGCAGGTAATTATCCCGGGCGCGACGGCTGGTTCTGGCGGCGCGGGCTACAACACCTATGTAACGGCTGTGACAAGCGCTACGGCTATCACAATTTCCAACAGCGTCACTTTGGCCGTTTCTGGGCCAGTTTCGTTTGTTGGTTACCCAGAAGTTCTAGTTAAATGGAACTTTGGGTATCACGGCTATTACAACGCTACTAGCGTTTAAGGAGCAATAAATAATGGCTATTTCACGCGCACAGCTACTCAAAGAGTTGCTCCCCGGTCTTAATGCTCTGTTCGGGCTTGAATACAAGCGGTACCCAGATGAGCATAAAGAAATTTATGAAGTTGAATCGTCCGAGCGTTCGTTTGAAGAAGAAACTAAACTTTCTGGCTTCAGCGCCGCCCCGGTGAAAGCCGAAGGTTCCGCCATTGCGTACGATAATGCGCAAGAAGCGTGGACCGCTCGTTATAACCACGAGACGATTGCGATGGGTTTCTCGATCACGGAAGAGGCAGTAGAGGACAACCTTTACGACTCCCTTTCCAGTCGTTATACCAAGGCGTTGGCCCGAGCGATGGCATATACCAAGCAAGTTAAGGCTGCGTATATTCTGAATCAGGGTTTCTCGGCGGCTGTCACCTACGGCGATAATCAGGCGTTGTTTTCCACCGCCCATCCCCTCGTTTCTGGTGGCGTCAACAGCAATCGTCCTGCCGTAGCGGCGGATTTGAATGAAACCTCGCTGGAAGCGGCGGTGATTCAGATTGCTGCTTGGACTGACGAGCGCGGTCTCTTGATTGCGGCGAAGCCCAAAAAGCTCGTTATTCCTCCGGCGTTGATGTTTGTGGCTACCCGTCTGCTCGAAACCGAGCTGCGTGTGGGCACGACCGACAACGACTTGAACGCGATTAAGAATAACGGCGCGATTCCGGGCGGCTACACCGTGAACCATTGGTTGACTGATACCAATGGCTGGTTCCTGACCACCGACGTTCCGAATGGCCTGAAGCACTTTGTTCGCGCCAGCTTGGAAAACAAGATGGACGGCGACTTCGATACGGGTAATGTTCGCTACAAGGCCCGCGAGCGGTATTCGTTCGGGGTGAGCGATCCGCTAGGCATCTTCGGTTCGCCGGGGGCTTAGGTTTAACCCCAATAAAATCAAGCATTTAGCGTGATTTGGAAAGGCCCTTCGGGGCCTTTTTTAATGCCTCGGGTAAAAAATTCATCCGCCGGATGACCCTCCGAAACATTACGGTTCCTAGCCTTATACCGGACGTGTTTTTGGGATTTATACCGCACGTGTAAAACCGGTTGCACCCTCTGCGCAACCCTGATATACCACTTACTTACCGGGGCACCCGGTGCATTCAACCGCCCGGTCGGACGACATACCGATGAATGCACTTAATCTTGTATGTAAGGAATAATTTAATGGGATTCGCTACCCATCTCGGCCCTTGGCTCTTGGGCACTGTTAAAGACACCACCGGCAATACTGCTGGCACTATTCGCAACACTGGCGCGACAATGGTCACGCAATCAAAAGCAGTTTTAGCTACTGATATAACTGCAAATACGACTTTAGCGGTGCTCCCCGCTGGCGCAATTATTGATAATATGAAGTACATTACTTCTACGGCGTACGTCACCACCACCCCGACGTTTGCTTTTTTTGTAAATGGAACTGCTATTACTGCGACGTTAAACGCGTCAACATTTGGTAATACGGGCGCGCAAAGTTTTGCTAATCAGTTAGGTTCCGTTAACCCCGGGTTGATCCTTAACGTGGGTACAACGGACGCGGTTGTTTCGTTTACGCAAGCGAATGTTACTGGGTCAACCGGGGCAGGTACGCTGGTAATTACATATGTAGTCCGCGCACCCGACGGGGCGCAGTTCCCCGCATCCGCTTAATTTAACGTAAGGAATAATCTAATGGCTTTCGCTACTCATCTTGGCCCGTGGCTCTTGGGCACTGTTAAAGACACCACCGGCACCACTGCGGGCACTATCCGGAATACGGGCGCAACCCCGACCCTTCAAATGAAAACGGTGGCTTATGGTGACACCGTTGCGAACACCACCTTAGCGGTGCTTCCTGCTGGCGCGTATATCCAGAACGTCCAGTATGTAATTTCCACTGCGTACACCACGACTAACCCGACCTTTACTATTTATGTAAACGGGACGGCAATTAGTGCGACGGCGGTTATTGCATCTCCCGCAGCAGGCGCTACTGGCGTCGCGGCGATTCCGCTGGGAACTTCCAACCCCAATTTGGTCCTTAACGTGGGTACGACGGACGCGATTGTTTCGTTCACGCATTCTAATGGCGGCGGCACCACAGGCGCTGGCACGCTGGTGATCGCGTACTTGGTCCGCGCACCTGACGGCTCGCAGTACCCCGCATCGGCGTAATGTAGGAGGAACTGGCTATGATGCAAACAGATGTTAAGAGCGCACATGCGTCCGGAACGGTTTCAACGGCCATGTACGCCGCCTCGACGCGGCTCAAAGGGCTTCTAGTGTCCGGAGTGGTGTCCACGGCGGCGACAGTTAAGTTCTTTGATGGCACGAGCGCGTCTGGGACGGTGATGTTGGAGTTTGATATTGTTTCCAACACAAACCCAATCCCTCTATCCGTACCTATCCCGGGGGAAGGCATTCTGTTTAGAACCGGGATTTTCGTAACCACCAGCGCCGCCATCACGACCCTCACCATATTTCACGGCTAGAAGGAATTTCACATGGCTGAAGACACACTTAAAAAAATCCCCGGTGGCCCATCCCGGCTATCGGGTCGCGGCGCGGCGTTTAGGGCTGCCCGGGCAAAGTTTGAGAAATCCGGTGGCACAGATCCGTACGCCAAAGACGCGCAGTTTGAATATGGCGGGAAGAAATATAACGTCGCTATGGCTGGGGTAGACGACAAGCGAAGCGCCGGACGCGCTGCCGCTAAACCCGGCGCAACCAGCAAACCAGCGTCGGAGTTAGAGTCGAACAAACGCAATCCTCCAGCCGCCCCGGTTGTATTAAAGCGTGAAGGGGCCCGGGGGGCCCAATCAGCGGCCCAATATATGGCTAAAACCGCTGAAGACTCCAAGAACGACAATTACGGGAAGTTCTCTCGGGCACCACTGCGTTTTGACTCAGCCGCAGGTTTGGGTACGGCGGGGACGCTCTTTGGGCTGGGCACATTAGGTTTGACAAAAAATCCGGCAGCCGCCACTGCCGTTAGAACCGCCGTCATTAATTCACCCGGCGTGATTAAGCGGGCAATGGGCGCTGCCCCCGGCATGGGTAAGCGGGCGATGGACGCCGCTAAGAATATGTTTAGCCGCAAGAAGCCCGATGCGGGCGCAGGCAAAGTTGTCTCGGTGGAAGAGACCATTGCGCGCGTGTCGGCTAAGCCCAAGAAATTTAGCGAACTGCTCCCCGGGCAAAAAAAGGTTGAGGCATCAACTGCGCGTAAAGAAAAATATGAAGCTGATAAAGCGTATCGAAAAGATATGGTGAAGAAGCAGGGGTTTGCTAAAAAAGCAGACACCGCTCGTAAAAAAGGCGTTGTAACCGAAAAGGAAGCTGCTGACATGGCTGAGGGATACAAAAAAGGTGGACCGGTAAAAAGGCCGGCTTTTCTGTTGAACCGGTTTAAGAAGAAAGGCGATGCCAAGGCCCCCATGAAGATGGACAAAGCCAAGATGCCCATGAAGATGGCCAAAGCCAAGATGCCCATGAAGATGGCTAAGGGCGGCATGGTCAAGGGCATTGACGGTTGCGCCACCAAGGGTGGGACCAAAGGTGCTATGCGGTAATGGGTAAGAAAATTAGGAAGTTCGACGCGGGGGGTATGGCGTCCTCTAGCCCGCAGCCTGCGTTCACGCAGTTCGGTGGGGCCCCGCCCGCGTTCGGCTCCGGCATGGCCGGTGGTATGGCAAACACCGCTGACACGGGCGTAGGAGGCGTACGCGCCGCGCCCACGCCCGCGATGACTCAAACCCCCGCTATGGCCCCCGCTGCGCCCACACAGGCTATGCGTAAGGGTGGCGCGGTGAAGAAAAGCACCAAGGGCGGCATGGTGAAAACTATGGTGAAGAAGTTCGCCAAGGGTGGCAAGGTTCTGGGAGATGATGAAACACGCATGGCGCGGTTTAATCAAATGACCCCCGCTGAACAGAAAAAACTTAGCGCTGAAAAAGCCGCCGCGCTTAAAGACGCAGAGGGGCAAAGAAAACGTCCGCTTTCTAGCCGAATCTTGGACAAATTCATGACCTCCTATCCGCTGTTAAATCCACAGAACAGAGCAGAGGATTACTCTCGAAGTATCAATGAAGATAACAAATTGCGAGAAGGGCGGTATCAAGACGCCAAGAAAGATGCGGAAACTCTTAGTAAAACGAGTAGGCATTATGGGGTAGACCGGGTGCTTAAACTAGACCGCAAAGCCAAGGGTGGCGCGGTGAAGAAGTTCGCCAAGGGTGGCGCGGTCATGGGCCGGGGCGACGGCTGCGTCACCAAGGGTGGTACGAAAGGGACGATGCGGTAATGATGCAGTCACGCGGCATGGGGGCTATCAATCAGGCTAAGGTCCGAACGGTTAAAAAACGTGACGGAAACGAGCCTGTGAAAATCTTTAAAGCCGGGGGTAGCGTCAACAAGGCGGGGAATTACACCAAACCGGGAATGCGTGCGAAGATTGTGGCAAGGGTAAAAGCTGCTGCCACGCACGGGACTAAAGCGGGGCAGTGGTCGGCCCGTAAGGCGCAGTTGGTTGCCAAGCGGTACAAAGACGCCGGTGGCGGGTACACAGACTGATGAAAGCTCCGCAGCAGTCGCTTAAAGATTGGGGAAAGGCTAAGTGGCAGACTAAGTCGGGTAAGCCGTCGTCCAAGACGGGAGAACGCTACCTTCCTGAGAACGCCATCAAGGCGTTATCCCCCGCTGAATACGCAGCCACCACCAAGGCTAAACGGACGGGGAAAGCAGCGGGCAAACAGTTTGTAGCGCAACCCAAGAAGATTGCCAAGAAAACGGCTAAATTTAGGATTTAGAAATGAGCACTTCCGCAACCCCGCCAGTATTTAACCTCAACCTCAACGATTTGATCGAGGAGGCGTTTGAGCGGGCGGGTGCGGAAGTACGTACAGGGTATGAGTTTCGGACGGCCCGACGCAGTTTAAACCTCATGTTTGCTGAATGGGCGAACAAAGGCATTAATCTGTGGACGGTAGAACAGGGGATGGTGCCTTTGGTTGCAGATCAGGCGACCTACGACCTCCCGGTAGACACGGTGGATTTACTTGAGCAGGTAATTCGTACGAATGCGGGGACGTCGATACAGTCCGACATCAGTATCTCGCGCATTAGTGTTTCGACGTACGCCACACTACCCAACAAGACCGCAACGGGCCGTCCGATCCAGATTTACGTTAACCGTCTTAGCGGCGCTACGTCGTCCTTGGCGGTCGTGCAGTTCCCCACAGTCACAATGTGGCCCGTTCCCAACGTGTCTAACACCTACCAGCTAGTTTACTGGCGGTTACGTCGCATGTTGGATTCGGGTACGGGCGTGAACACGCAGGACATCCCGTTCCGGTTTTTACCGGCGATGGTCGCGGGGTTGGCGTATTATGTGGCGCTTAAGATCCCAGACGCAATGCCGCGTTTGCCGATGTTGAAAGCCATGTATGATGAAGCGTGGCAAGAAGCGGCTGACGAAGATCGCCAGAAAGCCTCCATGATGATGGTACCGCGACAGATGTACATCTGATGGGCATTAAGTTTGCCGCAGGCCGCATTGCTATATCGGTTTGCGATAGGTGTGGATTGCAATATAAGCTATCCAAACTAAAAGTATTGGTGATTCGAACCAAGACCACTAATATCATGGTGTGTCCGACGTGCTGGGACCCAGATCACCCGCAGAATATGCAGGGGATGTACCCGGTAGTTGACCCACAGGCGCTGAGAAACCCGCGCCGCGATAACACGTATTTGGTGTCCGGGTTGAACGTACTGGGCCATTTAAGTGGGGGTAGTCGGGAAATTCAGTGGGGGTGGGCTCCGGTAGGTGGGGGGAACCCTAAATTCACGCCTAACGATTTGCTCGCAGTGGGACAGATCGGCGTAGTAGAGGTTACTATCACATGAAGAAATATTTAACAGGCGGCGATGTGCGGCAAGTCCGTAAGATCGCAGACGTTGAGATTAAAGGGCATGTGAAGAAACTCCATGTCAAAAAGACAGGTCAGCCACGAGGCACTAAACCCACACGCGGCAATTCCCGGGGGAAATAATGGCTAAGAAACAATCACACTGCATGCCCACTGATTATATCAGTGTGGGCAATATCTCCACGGTCCCGCAGGACACGTCCCCCAAGAAGCAATCCATCAAGATTCGGGGAACTGGCGCTGCGACCAAAGGCACGAAAGCCAGCGACAAAATGGGCTAGGCGATGAATTATTTGGAGCTTGCAACAGAGATTCAGACGTATACCGAGAACGAGTATCTCACGGCTGACTTCAATACGTTTATCCAGCAAGCGGAACAACGTATCTATAACGCTGTTCAGCTTCCGGCGTTACGGAAGAACTCGTTAGGCACGCTGACTTTGGGTAACAAATACCTCCTAACCCCGGCGGATTGGTTAGCCACGTACTCCTTGGCGGTCGTGAACCCCACGACGGGGGAGTACTCCTACCTGCTGGACAAAGACGTTAATTTCATTCGCGCGGCGTATCCAGATCCGACGGCTACGGGATCTCCGGAGTACTACGCCATATTTGATGACAACACGTTCATCTTAGGTCCCACACCGGACGTAGCCTATACAGTAGAACTGCACTACTACTACTACCCGGAATCGATCGTGACGGCGGGGAATACGTGGGTAGGGGATAATTTCAGCTCGGTGCTTTTTTATGGGACGCTTATCGAAGCGGGCACTTTTATGAAAGCCGAGGTAGATATGTTAACGGTGTATCAGAAGCGGTACGATGACGCGATGGCGCTGATGAAACAGCTTGGGGATGGTAAAAACCGCCGTGACGCTTACCGGTCAGGGCAAGTACGATACCCGGTGACTTAAATGTTAGACCTATTAAACGGCACGGTTGGCGAAGTAGTCGTTACGATCGTGAATGGCGGGGAACCCCCACCGGCAGAAGAACCCGAGGTGTCTACGCCTCCCAACGACGAGGAGGAATAAATGACTATCGTTCAATCCATGCCGACTGGTTTCAAGACGGGACTACTGTCTTGCGCGCATAATTTCAGTCCGTCTAACCGCGCAGTAATCTTAAATACCCCCGATGTATTTTACATCGCGTTGTATACCAGCAGCGCGGCGCTTGATAATACCACTACGGTTTATAGTGCAACCAACGAAATTACTAATACAAGCGGGACGGCGTATGTCGCGGGCGGGATAGCATTGACTATTAGCACAACTCCCACGGGGGACACGGCGCAAAACGCGGGGTATATCAGTTTCTCCCCAGCGGTGTGGACCGTCGCGGATTTTACCGCCCGGGGGGCTTTAATATACAACTACACCAACGGGGGCCCAGCAGCAGGTCTAGCTGTCGCAGTATTAGATTTTGGATCTGATAAAACCGTTTCTGGCGGCGGCACATTTACCGTCACGTTCCCCACATACGCTTCCGGCATTACTGTCGCCGCTGTACAACTTAGTTAAGAGGATTTATTCATGGCACTTCAATATGGCACGACCTATCGCACTGCTTCTATGACGGCGATTGCTACAGCCGTCACTACCTCGGGCGTTATGGTGTTGTATGCGGGGACGAAACCTGCGGATTGTGCTACGCCAACTACTGGACAGGCGGTATTAGCTACTTGGACGTCCAACGCCACGCAGTTCGGCACGGCGACTGCTGGCGTACTGACGGTAAGCGCGCCGCTCGTTAACCCCGTGGTGGGCGCTGCGGGCACTGCTGCGTGGTTTGGTATTTACCCCACGTCAACTACTAATAGCACTGACAGGGTAATTCAAGGGGACGTAGCGGTATCTGGATCTGACTGGAATATCACCAGCACAACCATCGCGGGGGGACAGAACGTCTCGTTTACCTCGATGACTATTACCGCGTTTGGTGCGTAAAGTAATTAAAAAAGGTAGCCCGCATGGACGTTTATCTGGTAGATCCAACGACTAACCTGCTGGTCAATTGCATTGTCGTTGACTCGATAGAACTCGCCCAAAAATACTATCCGCAATGGCTTTGCTACGAACGTACGGCAAGTAACGCCTACTTAAATCTTACGCCGGAACCCGTGATTACCGAAGTGGCTAACGACGAACCTGTAACCGGCTATCTGGGTGACGAATACCATGATTAACGTACTCTCGACTACTGACTTAATCACGGTCACCACCAGCGCCATTGGCGCAATCTCAGTCCACGCTTCCTACGTTGACCTAAACGGCACAACGGTTACGCCGGGGCGCACGAATACCGCGTCGATTATAACCGCTACTACGACCACCGTAGTAGCCGCGCCGGGGGCCAGTACTTACCGCAACGTCAAATTCTTAAGCATTGCCAACACTTCGGCAACGGTTCAAAACACGGTAACGGTTAGCCACTCTAACGGAACGGTCGTTGAGCAACTAACCTCGGCGTTGTTGGGCACTAACGAGACGCTGCTTTACGCCGAAGGCGCGGGATGGCAGCGGGTAAACGGTTCCGGCACGCCGATCACGTCAGGCACCGCAGCCCCGGTGAATATTCAATTTTTCTCGCCAACATTGCCCGGCCCTTGGACTAAACCCACCACATTTACACCCACAACCGTGCTCGTCCACATGTGGGGTCAAGGCGGCGGCGGTGGGGCGGGTTCTAGCACAACGGCGGCTACTGCAAAAGGCGGCGGTGGCGGTGGCGGTGGGGCGTACATCACGCAGCAATTTGCCGCCTCTGAGCTTGGCGCAACCGAATCGATTGGCATGACAACGGTCAGCAACGGCGGTGTTCCGGGGGCCGCAGGCGCTTTAGGCGGCGACGGCTCGGCGGGCGCTAACACAACTTTTGGAACTACGGCGATTCTAACTGCTTTTGGCGGTGGCGGCGGGCGCGGTGGGGCAATCACGCTGGTAGTAACCGGCGGTGGCGGTGGCGGTGGCGTTGGCGGCGTTGGTTCCGTAGGCACTACTTCTGGCGGCGCGGGCGGCCTACCTACTGCCACAACTAACGGCGCTGGCGGGCAAGGCGTGACTGGCACGGCGTCGACCATTGCGACGGCAAACGCCGAACGCGGCGGGGCTGGCGGAGCTGGAAGTAACGGCACCCCAACCGCCACTAGCTTGGGCGGTAGCGCCATTTTTGGTGGTGCTGGCGGCGGCTCAGGCAGCCACCACACAGCATCTCCGGTGGCTGGCGGCGCAGGCGGCGCAGGCGGTTCATACTCGGCTGGCGGCGGAGGCGCTGCGGGCGCAAATAGCGGCGCATCAACCATAGCAATGGTCGGCGCAAACGGCGCGGATGGATTTAGCTACAAAGGTGGCTCAGGCGGCGGCGGGGGCGGGTCAACAATAAGCACAACCATTACTGCGGGCACCGGGGGCAACGGAGGGCTGTGCGGCGGCGGCGGCGGTGGCGGGGGCGCTGGTGGTGGAACTTCATCGCTTGGCGGCGCTGGCGGCAACGGCGGGGCGGGCTACGTTGTGGTGATTAGCTGGTGATAAACCTTGAATCCACTGACTCGTTAACGCTTGGCACAGCAACGGCTGGCGCTATCAGCGCGCACGTGAGTTGGATTGACCAATTAGGCACGGTGGTTACGCCCGGAAACACCAACACGGCGTCCATTACATCGGTAGCAACTACGCCTATTTTGGGTTCGCCAGCGGCTAGCACGCTTCGAGATGCTAAGTTCATCAGCATCTTTAATACGCACGCTACCCTGTCAAACGTCCTAACGCTTAAACATACCGACGGCACAAACCTAATCACGTTGCTGACAATTATCCTTGCAGCGGGCGAGTCCGTTTCTTGGACTGAGGGGCGCGGCTGGACGCGATTTAATAGCAATGGCGTCCCAATTATTCTTGGCAATACCGGTCCTGTAGACATCCAGACATTTACTACCACCACCGCAGACTGGACTAAACCCACAGCGTTCGTACCCACTCAAGTCCTAGTCAAAATCTGGGGCGCTGGCGGCGGCGGCGGCGGCGGTGGATCTGTTGCGTTTGCTACAGCTTGCAAGGGAGGTGTTGGCGGCGGCGGTGGCGCGTGCGCCGTTAAGTATTTCTTAGCCTCTGAGTTAGCCTCGACAGTAGTTGTCACGCTAGGGGCGGGCGGATCTGGCGGCAATGGCAACTTATCCGCTGCGGGCAGCGCAGGCGGCAATGGCGCTATTTCTACCTTTGGCAGCTATCTGTCGGCCTACGGCGGCGGCGGTGGATCGGGGGGGCAAATATCTGCCATCAATACCAACGGCGGTGGCGGCGGCGGGACTGGCGGCGGCGCGGTTGGCACCGGCGCGGGGCTACCCGCAGTAATTTATGATGGTGGCGGCTCGGCTGGCGCAAACCTTTCCGCAATATCTACAACGGAGTTTGGCGGGTGCTCTGGAATTAGTACAAATTCCGCTGCTTTTTTTACTACTCCCCCCAACGGCTCTCTTTTTGGCGGCTCTGGCGGTGGCGCAGCAGGTTTTCGAGCAGCCAGCGGGCAAGCAGTTGGACCAAACCTTACGCAAGGCGCGGCGGGCCGATTCCCCGGCGGCGCGGGCATTACCGGCACTGCCCCAACGGCTGGCGCTGCTGGCGGCCCGGCCAATTCCATCTGGGGTGGCTCTGGCGGTGGCGCTGGAGGCAACAGCAGAAACACTGCGGTGGATGGTGGCGCTGGTGGGGCTGGCGGTCAAGGCGGTGGTGGTGGTGGCGGTGGCGGGCTGACTATCGCGGGCAATACCGGCGGAAGGGGCGGCGACGGCGGTAGAGGCTATTGCGTTGTGATTAGCTGGTGATAAACCTTGAATCAACCGACTCGCTAACGCTAGGCACAGCAACGGCTGGCGCTATCAGCGCGACTGTAAGTTGGGTTGATCAGCTAACTACTACTATCACACCCGGAAACACCAACACGGCGTCCATTACATCGGTAGCAACTACGCCTATTTTGGGTTCGCCAGCGGCTAGCACGTTGCGGAACGCAAAGTTCATCAGCATCTCTAATACGCACGCTACCCTGTCAAACGTCCTAACGCTTAAACACACCGACGGCACAAACCTCATTACGCTGCTTACGATCAATTTAGGTGTGGGAGAAGCCGTATCGTGGGTCGAAGGGCGCGGCTGGACGCGATTTAATAGCAATGGCGTCCCAATTATTCTTGGCAATACCGGTCCTGTAGACATCCAGACATTTACTACTGATACCAAAAATTGGGTCAAACCCACAGCGTTCGTACCCACTCAAGTGCTAGTCAAACTTTGGGGCAGTGGCGGCGGCGGAGGTGGCGGGGGATCTGTTGCGTTTGCTACAGCTTGCAAGGGAGGTGTTGGCGGCGGCGGTGGCGCGTGCGCCATTAAGTATTTCTTAGCCTCCGAACTAACCGCAACTGTTGTAGTTGGGCTGGGCGCGGCTGGCTCTGGCGGCAACGGCAACTTATCTGCCGCGGGCAGCGCAGGCGGGAACGGCGCTATCTCTACCTTTGGCAGCTACCTGTCGGCCTACGGCGGTGGCGGGGGCGCTGGCGGCGCAGCATCAGGAGCAACCACACAATCCGGCGGCGGCGGTGGAACAGGCAGCGCCGCGGTTCTCGTCGCCGCAGGACTGCCAAACGGACAATTTGACGGCGGCGCTATTGGCGGGACTACCTCAACCCTTGTGTCGTTAACAGAATTTGGCGGAAACAACGGTGTAGGCACTGGTAGTGCTGCGTTTGCTACCGGAACGTCCACCGGGGTTTCTTCCATTTTCGGCGGCTCTGGCGGTGGCGCGGCAGGCTGGCGCACAGCCAGCGGGCAAGCAATTGGGCCTAATAGCAGCCAGCAAGCCTGTGGCCGATTCCCCGGCGGCGCGGGCATTACCGGCACGGCCCCAACCGCTGGCGGTGCTGGCGCTGCGGGCAATTCCATCTGGGGTGGCTCTGGCGGTGGCGCTGGAGGCAACAGCAGAAACACTGCGGTGGATGGTGGCGCTGGTGGGGCTGGCGGTCAAGGCGGTGGTGGTGGTGGCGGTGGCGGGCTGACTATCGCGGGCAATACCGGCGGAAGGGGCGGCGACGGCGGTAGAGGCTATTGCGTTGTGATTTCTTGGTAAATGGCACGCTTAGGGGCATTTGACCCAACCTTAGTTCCTGCTGGCTGGTACGACGAAAGTGCCGTAGTTGAGGGGTTCTTTGATCAGTCGTTAATTCAGTTAACGGCTACCGGGACGTCGATAACAAGTGCTACGACCAACGGCGCGGACATTAGCGCTGGGGTAATCAACCCCGCGCTCTCCGTTACGAGCGCTACGACCAACGGCGCGGACATTAGCGCTGGGGTAATCAACCCCGCGCTCTCCGTTACGAGCGCTACGACCAACGGCGCGGATATTAGCGTTGGGGTAATCAACCCCGCGCTCTCCGTTACGAACGGTACGACCAACGGCGCGGACATTAGCGTTGGGGTAATCAACCCCGCGCTCTCCGTTACGAGCGCTACGACCAACGGTCCGGATATTAGCGCGGGGATAATTAACGCTGCTATTGTCACATCGATAACAAGCGCTACGACCAACGGTCAGGACATCAGCGCGGGGGTCATAGATCTCCCAGCCGTTATAGGTATTACAAGTGCCACGACCAACGGTCAGGACATCAGCGCGGGGGCAATCGCGCTTCTAGCTGATACGAGCGTTACGAGCGCTACGACCAACGGCGCGGACATTAGCGATGGGGTAATCAACCCCGCGCTCTCCGTTACGAACGGTACGACCAACGGCGCGGACATTAGCGTTGGGGTAATCAACCCCGCGCTCTCCGTTACGAGCGCTACGACCAACGGCGCGGACATTAGCGATGGGGTAATCAACCCCATATTCGAGATTACGAGCGCTACGACCAACGGCGCGGACATTAGCGTTGGGGTAATCAACCCCGCGCTCTCCGTTACGAGCGCTACGACCAACGGCGCGGACATTAGCGCTGGGGCCATTGACCCCATATTTGGTGTTACAAGCGCTACGACCAACGGTGCGGATATTAGTGTCGGAATAATCTTCTTTGACACGCTTATCGTAAGCGCCACGACCAACGGCGCGGATATAGTAAATGCCTTTTTAGTCGCCGCAACATGGTACCCTGTGAACGATTCGGTAGGAACGGTATGGGGCCCTACAGCGCCTGCGGCGGATGGCGGATGGGGCGCAGTACCGGCAACGCAAGCCCCCAACTGGCAAGACTTAGTAACCTCTTAATTTCAGGAATCTGATATGGTCGCATATACCAATCTTGGGATTACCCAAATTGATACCGGGGCTGAAGCGGGTACTTGGGGGGCTACCACCAACACCAACTTTGACTTCTTTGACACGGCGATTTGCGGGATAGGAAATATTATTGCGCCCGGTACAGGGACTGCATCGGTACCAAACAACCTACCCATCACCGACGCCACAGCGTCCGATGGGCGGAACCGGGTACTTAATTTTACCAGCGCGTCAGATTTACTGACTACCGTGTATTACCAGATTACCCCCAACAATTTTACGGGGTACTACTTCGTCCAGAACAACCTACTGGGTTCGCGCGACCTGACTATTTTTCAAGGAACGTACGACGTTGGCCGCGCGCTGACGATCTCCGGAGGTCAAGACGCGGTGATTATGTGCAGTGGCCTTGGCGCGGTACTGTCCACCGTCACCGCTGTGCTCGCCGATATGACGTTTAATTCGTTGAACGTCACCGCCGCGCCAACCGTTGGCACTAGCGTCATGAACCAAACGGCGGTAGCTGCGGCAATCACGACGGCGGGCTCTTCGGGCATTACGTTTGTAGCGGGCAATCAGATCTTATTTCGAGGCGCGGCGTTTCCAAGCGGTTGGGTTATTGCCACCGGCCCAACTACCAACAGCGCCCTACGTATTGTTGGCGGTCTTGCTAGCGCCCCGTCGTCTGGCGGGTCGGTTGTGTTCACTACGGTGTTTAACGGTACGACGATAACGGGATCTACGACTCTAACCTCCGCGCAAAGCGGCGTCGGGGCGCATACGCATCCGTATACGTACGTAGCCCCCGCCGAGTCATATGTCCTCGGGTTTGCAAATGGGTCGGGGAACACGTCGGCGCAGACAATTTCCTCCAACACAAACACCGCTAGCACTTCCAACGCTTCCTCGGGCCACACCCACCCCTTGAACTCGAACGCCGTGTTGTACTACGACATGCAAGTCATTCAGAAGACCTAACATGGTTAAAAAATGCCCGCTCGTGCAGGGGGAATGCATGGAACATGGATGTCATTGGTACACGCATTTGATGGGGGCGAACCCTCAGACAGGTGCGGCGATAGACGAATTTGGCTGTGCGGTAAGCATGCTGCCGATGTTGCTGATAGAGAACGCTAAGCATGCAAGAGAAGGGGTTGCTCGGGTAGATCAGGTTAGGGAATTAGTCACCCAAGTAGTCCGGTCAAATGTTTTGCGCGCACCCACGGATGAACTGAAACGGTTAACAGGATTGTGACTATGGAATTTCAACAAATTACAAACGCTGTGATAGGGGTCGGTATGTCCATTTTAGGCTGGTTCGCCAGAGAACTATGGTCTGCGGGGAAAGACCTAAAGAATGATGTGTCCAACCTTAGAGAGCATCTTCCTCGTACCTATGTCACCCGCGAAGATTATCGAGCCGATATTAAGGAAGTTAAAGCCCTTCTCATGGGGATAGTTGAGCGCCTTGGCGAGAAAGCCAACCGATGAATTTCGATGAGTCGTTTAAGGTACTCATCGGGCACGAAGGCGGCTACGGATGGGACCCGCGTGACCCCGGTGGTGAGACCAAGTACGGCATTAGCAAGCGGATATATCCCGACGAGGACATCAAGAATTTGACGTTAGATCGCGCAAAAGAAATCTACAAGCGGGACTACTGGAGCCCCCTTAAATTAGACGCGCTCCCGGAAAATCTACGTTTCATGTTGTTTGATGCCGGGGTCAATTCGGGGCTTGGGACAGCGGCCAAGTGGCTGCAACGTTGCCTTGGTGTCAAAGACGATGGCGTTATTGGCCCGACGACGTTGGCAACAGCGAACGCCACCAACGTGTACAAATTAGCCGCCCGTTTTAACGGTATGCGGCTACAAGCGTTAACAAACCTGCCGACATTTAACACGTTTGGCCGGGGGTGGGCGCGACGGATTGCCGAGAACCTAATAAATATTACCTAAATGGAGCGCTGACATGGATAATGTACCCAACAAGTATTTGGTGTTCGTCCTAGACCGGTCGAAAGAACCCTCCACGTGGCGCGGTGTGGCCTTGTTGTTAGGTGTGTTAGGGGTAGGGTACAACCCCGACGCGATCATGCAGATCGGAGTCATGGTCGGCGCGGCGGTATCGGCAATTGAGATTGGCCGCAAAGGATAACCGCTCATGGCGCTCAAGAAACTTATCTTCCAACCCGGGATTAACCGGGATACCACCAACTACTCGCAGGGTAGCGGCAGTCCCGATGGGCAGGCTGGGTGGTATTCGGCCAATAAGATTCGTTTCTTGTCGGGGTTCCCCCAGAAACTCGGTGGTTGGAAGCTCTACAAAACCGGCGTGGAGTTCGCCGGGGTAGTCCGGACGCTGTTCAACTGGTCTAAGGACGCTTATAACTTACTCGCCGTTGGCACTAATACCAACGTGTTTGTGGAATATGAGGGGGTGTACCACAACATAACCCCTATCCGCGCGACGTTTGTCTCCCCCGATTCAGATAACTGCTTCAGTACGGTCTCTGACGCGGTGATCGCCGCGCACCCGACGTGGATTAAAGTAGTATTCGCCCCCCCTGTAGCGCTGAATGCAAATGCCGGAGATACCGTCATTTTCAGTGGGGCAACAACTTTTGCTGGGATTCCCATTGGGACGCTAAACGCCGCCCATATTGTGCTTGAAGACCTTGGCCTGCTGCCGTATAGCGCCAATTCTTTTTACATTGACGTAGGATTGACCCCAACTGCCGGGCTTACTGGCGGCGGAACCGCGATCACCGTTGAGTTCGAGGTCGGGATTGGCGGCAATGTCGCGTACTCCGGTGGCGGTTGGGGCGCGCCGTCGTGGGGCGGTTCCGTAGAGTCTCCGCAATTAGGCTGGGGAGACGGGTCACTAACCCCCATTTTCCTCCCGATACGTATTGTTTATTTTGATAAGTTTACCAACGATTTATTTTTTAATTACCGATATAGCGGCCCAAATACGGCGCTAGTTAGCGTGCCGCAAAGCATGTACCGCTGGCTTTTCCCCGACCCCTTTACGTTTGCCAATAGGGCGGAATCCATAGCCGACGCGGCAGCCGCAGCCGGGTTTTCCAGCGCGGACGTTCCTCCAGAAGTTACGCAGATATTGTTCGACGACAACAGCAACACGTTGATGGCCTTTGGCTGTAATCCGTACGATGTGACCCCGCAGCCCCTAGATCCGTTGCTTATCCGGTGGGCAAGCCAAGCCGACTATTTGAACTGGACACCCAGCGACGACATTGGGATTTCCACGGCGGGGTACCTCCGTATCCAGAGCGGGTCTAATATTTTGCAGGCGGTGAGCAATGCCAAGGAAATATTGGTATTCACGGAATCCTCCATCACGTCCGTGCAGTACACCTACTCCTACCCGAACCTGTTTAGTCAGACGTTAATTTCTGCCAATATATCGTTATTCGCTCCGCGAGCAGTAACTGCGATTAACAACACGCTGTACTGGATGGGCCGGGATAAGTTCTACATCTACAACGGTAGAGCAGAAGCACTTGACTGCACGCTGACCTTGCACGTGTTTGATAACCTGAATTTTGATCAGAGCGATCAGTGCTTCGCAGTTCACGTTGAAAAATATTTGGAAGTCTGGTGGTTCTACTGCTCGGGAAGCAGCACCGTTGTCAACAGCTACGTCGTGTACAAATACGACGACAACATCTGGTATTACGGCAACTGCGACGATGGTTTTGTACGTACAGGGTGGTCGTCGTCGCCGTTGCGTCCGTTCCCACAAGCGGCTGAGCCCACGGTTGTCGATGGGGTATATACGGGGACCAGTCGGCTTTACAACCAAGAATCTGGCGTAGACGCTGGGTTACTTCCCATGACGTCGTACATCCAGTCGGCGGACATCGACTTGCCGGAAAGCGGCGAACACTTTGTGCTCATTAAACGTATTATCCCAGACTTGTCCTTTGCCGATTCGGAGGGATTTGCGCAGGTTAATTTTACGGTAGCCCCACGGAATTTCCCCGGGTCCCCGTACATGACGGAAAACCAAGAGGGACAGCTATTCCCTCGCCGCGTGGATTTGCAAAGCACGACCGTTATGAACGAGTTCACTGAGCAAGTGTTTGTTCGGGCGCGGGCTCGCCAGATGGCGATCGCCGTATCTTCCGATACGCTGGGCACGCACTGGTCGTTAGGCGCGGTCCGCGCGGATGTCGTACCCGACGGACGTCGTGGGATTGGCACCCCTCCGGGGATTCTCGTGTTTGGAAGAACCACGAACGGCGCGGATATTTGCGTTGGTGCCGTCAGCACGTTCTACCAAGGGCTCACGGTTGAGGGTGTGGAGTCTTTAGGGCAAATCGGCCTCGTGGGCGATTCCGGCCCGCTGATTCCCGACTTAATGGTCGGCGGTGTGGAGGCTTTTGGCGGGATAGGCAATGTCACAGCGGGGTCGGTAGTTCTCCCAGCAACCCCGTTACTCCGGCTAGACGCAGACGACCCGGCGTCTTATTCCGGTACGGGAGATATTTGGTACGACATCAGCGGAAATAACTACGACACGTCCCTGAATTCCAACACGGTGTTCAACAGCGGCGGTGGCGCGCCCGCGATGCAATTCGCCAATCCGCTAAGGCAGCTAGCGTCTGGCACCGCCATCGTGGGCACGGCTGGTGTGATCACTTGTACTGCTCTGGCTACCCCGGTGTACGTCGGGTCTATGGTGCGAGTATCCGGAGCCCCTAGCGGTAGCGGGGCAATTTCTGGTTACATCAACCCCACAACGTATTTTGTTATCCCAACTACAAACGGATCTACGTCGTTTACGTTATCCACGACGCTCGGCGGCGCGGCGGTTACTACTACGGCGGGCACGACCACGGGGTTAACGTTTAATATTACGTCTAATTCCTACGCGCGCGTACCTACCGCGATGATCGAGACGCTGTCAGTAGATACCGGGGTAGGAACCACAGTTAATACAGCCTATACATTTGATGTGTGGGTTAAATTCTCCGACTTAAGCCCATTTGTACAAATAAATACCCCGGCGGGGAACGCTAATTTTACAAATGGGGCGATGATTTTAGACAGTATTGCAAGTAGTCAAGGGTTTAAATTAGTTAGATTAGGTTCGGTGGATGGGGGGTCATACCTTAGAGTGGGGATAGATCAACCGGATAGTGGGATCTCAAAAAACTCTTCTACAGGCCCGTGGGCACCGTTAGTAGACCGTTGGTATAACCTGACAATGGTGTATACAAACATCCAAGCAAACTCTGACGCAATAAAACTGTACGTTGACGGAACGCTTGTCAGCTCCGGGCGGGCTTATTCGGGGGCAGACCCGTCAAACATAACTGGAATATTTAGGAATAGCTCAGGAAATAATGCACTAAATATTGGGGCTAACACATTTACGGGGCAAGATACGTCTCAGTATGTTCATTATAGCCAATCCATAATTGGATGGATCCCCGTCGTTAACGGATACGCCCGAGCATTAACAGCGCTTGAAATCCAAGACAGCTACGCATATTACTCGCCACGGTTCACTAATCCTGCGCTACCAGCGGTGGTATCCCCAGCACTTGTCGGTACCCCCATTGCGTTGTACGACACCGCTATCACGGACTACGGGCAGTATGGCGACTATGCCGTCGGAGATTCGTTGTTCTTACCCACGTTTGGCAACGGGTCTAATTCTTACACCTCTACTAGCGGGTTGGTCAATCAGGTAGATTATCTCACCACGACGCCCGTGACGCTAACAGTATCGGGGGTTGACGCTAATGGCGTAATAACATACTCCACAATTTCGGCGACTTACCCCGCTGGTTTACCCCCAATGACGCCTATTGTTATAACGGGGACAAATACTGGTACTGGGAATCTGAGGGCAACGTACGTAAGCGGGAGCGTGTGGTGGACAGCGGGAGCCAATTATAGCTCTACGGCAAACACTACTTCCTCAACTATTTACCCCAACGGACCTAACGAACATTCTTTCCATTCTTCTTCGGCGGATTATAACGGTGGTGGGTCAGTAGCATCCCCAATGAATTCCACCGCCGGGACACTAACGGGGCTTATTTTTACTGCGTATCCCAATACTAACCCATTAGCTTCTCTTAACTTTGGGACCTACGGGGCGTATTACGATAACAGCGCTGGGCTTCTACCGACAACACTGACCAGCGCGCGTCCGTTATATGTCACCTATGTGGGAGATTCGTCGCTTGCCATAGTCCCCGCAGAAAATCTTCGGACTATATTAACTACGCGCGCGTCGTTCTCTGTCAATGTGTGGTATTACCACACAGCGTTCCCAACAAAGTACGGTTCGGTTATAGCGCAGTTATACGAAGGATCAGTCTACGCGCCAAGTGGGGGTAATTCCGACATCGGTATGTTTATCGGGAATAACACTGGGACCGGTGGGACGAAAGACGACGAGATCCGCGCGGGCATATACAATAGAAGTATAGGTGCGTGGGCAGATACCCCGGTGGTAGTAGCGATGTTAAATGTCTGGTACAACTACACCATGACGTTTAATTCCGGTACGGGAATAATAACGTTCTACCGCAATAATGTTTCGTATGGTACTGCGTCTGTTACCGGTAGTATTACGCAACCCAGCCCAGTTAATGTTATACACGTAACCCGAAATTGGCGTAATCAAGTTGACCCATCGGTAATGCCCGGCAAACTCGGCGCGCTCCAAATCTACGACGTGGCATTAAACAGCACGCAGGTGACGCAGAACTGGGATCACTTTAAGACGCGGTACGGGTACTAGCGATGGCGTTTGACAACTACAGTTCCCCGAACCTCCCGGCCCCGCCGCGTACTTACAGCCGGGACTATTTCATGCAGTTGGTGCGGGCGCTGGGGACGTTCTTCAAGATCTCGGATTCTCGCGCGGGGCTAACCATAGACAGCATTACGACCACGATGCTCCGGTTACCCGTCGCGCAGTTTGTTGGAGTTAACGGGGCAAATAATAACGTCTCGTTAGCGTCCGCGAGCTTTATTCGGGTTGCCGGACCTACCGGGGCGTTCTCTCTTACGGGGATGTCCGGTGGCCTTGACGGTAGAGTGCTGGTTCTATTTAATTCAACGGTTCATAATATGACGATTGCCAATGAAAGTGTCAGCAGCGTCGCCAATAATCGGGTTATCACGGGCACGGGCGCGGATATTGTGACCTCCGGGCAAGGGGCAGTCACACTGCTCTACTCTATAAATGACCACAGGTGGATCGTCACTTCTCTCCAAGCGTAGGATAAAAAATCATGAGTCGAGCACGCAAGCACGATTACAAAGGCATCGCGGCTCTAGGGCGCGGCGAAGACACCATGCTCGTGCACATGACCCCGCGCGAAGTCCAGAGCCTTCAAGATCTCGCCGCCGCTCACGGCGGCTCCCTCACGGTTAACCCCGACACCGGCTACCCCGAAGCTGGGTGGTTGAGCAGTCTTCTTCCCATAGTCGCCGGTATTGGCGCGTCCATCCTGCTCCCCGGAATTGGGACTCTTGCTACCGCAGGACTTTCGGGGGCTACTAGCGCCTTGGCAACGGGGGTTGAGACCGGGTTTGACCTGAAAAAGATGGGTATCGCGGGGCTAACCGGCGCAATAGCTGGAGGCTCCGCTAAAGCATTGGGGTCTGGACTACAAGCAGCCGCGAATCCAGCAGCGGGGGCGGTAGGAGCGGCGGCACCACTAAGCGCGGTGCCGGGAGCAGCAAGCGCAATCCCCTTGAATTTCGGGACTCCACTACAAGCAGCAGTAAATCCAGTAGCGGGATCCGCAAGCGCAATTCCTCTAAATTTAGCAGCCGCGCCGGTTATACCCAACCCTACTGTGTTGGCGGAAGGAATATCCAACCCTACTGCGTTAGGGCGTTTAGGAAATATCGGAAAAGGGGTTGAAAACCTCTATAAAGCTAAGGATTTTTCCACTTACGGCGGGGTTGGCGGGGGCGGCGGCGCGAAACTGTTATCCAATACAGCGGGCACGTTTGGCCCCATTGTAACGGCGGGTTTATCTGGGGAGCTAAGTGGCCCCATGAAAGATATGTCGCCTAAAAACAAGTCTCCCTACGAGCCTTACGTGGGGCCGTACTCGATGCAGCGTCCGGGAGGTGGCCCCACCGAGGAAGAATTAGCCCAGTACTACGCCAGCAATAATACGGGCAACATCAACTATTTCCCCGGGCAGAACACGTTTACTTCCCCCAACGGTCCGACGTTCACGAGTTACGCAGAAGGTGGTATTGCGAGCCTCCCCGGTCCGCAGGAGTCTGCCCCCGGTGCTGTAGAGGGCATGTTGTCGGGTCCGGGTGACGGCATGAGTGACTCCATCCCCGCCAATATCGACGGTAAACAAGAAGCTCGGTTAGCTGACGGCGAGTTTGTTATCCCGGCGGATGTGGTTTCTCACATCGGCAACGGGTCGTCAAAGTCCGGTTCCCAGCGGTTGTACGCGATGATGGACGCAATCCGAGAAGCAAGAACTGGTAACCCAGCCCAAGGCAAGCAGATCAACGCCAATGAGTTCTTACCCGCATGAAAATGGCGCTAGTGCTCTATGACGACATAGACACTATCTGGGAGGAAGTGAGTCAACACCTACTCCCGGCAATCCAGTTTTCTAAAATGGATACGCTAGAAAACCTACGCAAGAATTTAAATATCGAAGGGCACGGGCTTTGGATTCTCTTTAACAAGAACCAAGATATTTTTGGTGCGGCGACTACCGCCCTTAGGGAATATCCAACCCGCAAAGTGCTCTTAATTGAATACCTAGGCACGCCCCCCGGTATCCTGAAGAAATATGCGTCCACCGTGATGGATATGTTTAAGAGCTACGCTTACGATACGGACTGCGATGTAATTGAACTGCAGGGGCGAAAAGGCTGGGGCAAGGCGCTCCACAAATACGGTGCGGTCGCAACCCGCTACATTTACGAAATGCCCCCGGGCAATAGCGGATTAAGGAGATAGACCATGAGTGGTGGTAGCAGCGCCCCTTCTAAAACGAGTACGCAGGTCACGCAGAACACCATCGATCCTGCGATGATCCCGTACTTCACGAGTATAGCGAAACGTGCACAAGGTTTAGGCAATACCCCGTATGTCGGATACAAGGGGGAAAGCATTGCCGGGTTCAACCCAGCGGAAACCAAAGCGCAGCAGGACATCGCAGCCCTTACCAGCCCCGGCGAATACGATCAGGCGCAAGCCGGGTATCAACGCGGCATGGACTACAACCCGGGGATGTTCGGTGCCGCTGAAGCCGCGCAGTATATGTCGCCGTACCAAAGAAACGTCACGGACATTGGCATTCGGGATTTAAACGAACAAGCCGCGCGCAGTATGGCCTTGGCGGGGATTAACTCCGCGCGCGGTGGCGGCTACGGTAGCAGCGGCAACGCAATTACGAACGCTATGACGGCGAGAACACTGAACCGTGATGTGGGCGATCTGTCTACTAAAGGTGCGCAAGCCGCGTATGACAACGCGCAGCAGCAGTATCAGCGCGACCGCGCCGCACGCGAGTACGCACAAACCCTAGGCCAGAATTCCGCTTCCGGATTAGCGTCGTTAGGCACCACTCGGCAGACTGCGGACCTTGCTAGGATTGGCGCGCAGAACGCGGCGGGTTCAGCGGCCCGCGACTTGCAGCAACGTCGCGACGACTTGCAGAAAGAAGAGTTCATCAATCAGCGGGACTACGCCAAGAACCAGCTCAACTTTGAGTCCGGTATTCTCCAAGGTTTGCCGCAAGGTTCGTTCGAGCAGCAGACGGGGTACAAGGTCCCGACGAATACCGCAGGCCAATTGCTCGGGGCAGCGACGACAGCGGCAGGGTTGTATAACAACTCCAAAGGGACGGGCACGTCATGAGCAGTTTAACCACCGGGCCGTTCCAGAATCTTAGCGCCACATGGGCGCGGCTTATGCAGCTAACGCCGCAGCAGATGGCTAATGCCAGCGCGCCGGACTATCTGAAAATTGCTGCCATAGACGCACAGAATAATATCCGGCAGCAAGGGCAGCCCGCAGCAGGTCCAGCCGCGCCGCCCGTCGCTCAGCAAATCGTCGATAAGTCGGTAGGTGCGCCACCTGCGGGGCAGGCTATGCCCGCTCCTCAAGCCCCCACGCAGATGGCGGCGCGTGGTGGGTACATCCACGACTACGGTGTTGCAAGCCTCCCGTACGAGGCCAATTACGGGCACGGTGGGATTGTGTCGTTCGCCGAAGGTGGCGAGCCCGAAGCGAAAGCCGAAGATCCCGAGGGGTTCGTGCAGCAATTAAAGACGGCTATTAATGAAAACCCCACTACCGCAAAAGTTATAGCGGGGGCAGGCACGCTGGCGTCGTTTAAGTTGCCGGGCTTAGTAGGAAAAGCGTGGGGATTACTTCCCCCAAAAGTGAAAAAAAATATCGTAGAGTACGCAAAAAAGGCGATTATCCCAAGCGCGGTAGTGGGCGCGGGGGTTGGGGCAGAAAGTTACTTAGCTAGCAGACTCAATGCTCCTGCGGCTGAACCCGTCGGAATTGCATCCGACACGGCATTAGCCGGTGAGCCCGTTGTTACAGGGGAATCCGAAGACCCCGGACTGGGGATAGCGGGGCTAGGCGGCGGGGCCCCTAATTTAGACCGCACTATGCTCCCCGAGTATGTGCCACGGGTCGTACCAAAAGCCCAGTCAGCGGAGCAGCTTCAGGCTGATCAAGACCGCGTCAACAATTTGTATGGCTTAGGTAAAGACTTCTACGAGCAAGAAAAAGCTCAGAACGAAGCAAAACTCTCTGCGTTGGAAGCCGAGCGTAAAGGCGTCTTTTCAGGACAGGGGCTGATGGATTTCGGCGCGGCGCTGTCGGCTCAAGAGGGATCTAATTTCCTTGATAATTTCTCCAAAGCCATACCCGCATACACCGGTGCAGTCAAAGAGGGGAATCAATACTCTCGCAGTCGCCAAGAGCTGCTAGATACTCGCGCAGATCTGTTGCGTGGACAGCAACGCGGTGAGGCCCGTAGTGACGCCGCCAATACGTTGGCTGCGGAGAAAGCCTCGGCAGCAGAAGAGCGGGCCCTGAATGAAGCCAATAGAGTAGAGGCGTACAACGCAAAAGTGGCGCAGGTGGAACTAGACCAAAAAAGAGCAATAGCGCTTGCAGAACTTGCTAACAGCGCATTAGATCGTGGGTCTAGAGAAGCTATAGCAACTATAGGGGCTGCGGTAAGAGCACAAGCGGGAGGCGGGCGAGGGTTAACTGCCAATCAACGGATAATTGCGTTCCAAAAGTATTCGGAGACTGCGGCTCCAGCCATTACAGCACTATTAGACGAAAAGAAAACTCCCAAGGCAGCCCAAGCTCCCTTGTTAAACGCGGCGCTAATGGAGGGGTTTAGAAAACTTTTAGACGAAACGGGTGTAAGCGTATCTCCAATCGGGACTTCTAGTAACGCGAGTGCAGGCGACGGGTTGGAGTAAGGGAACATGCCGAATACATTTGAAGTACAAAGATATAACGGCAAGAAATACAAAGTTACGCTGCCGGGGGACGACGCGACAGAAGAAGACGCGAACGCCTATCTAGACAATAAGTACGGGGCGAAGCCCGTAGAAGAAATGTCCGCTATGGAGCGCATCCAGATGCTCCCGGATAAGCGGTCGTTTGGAGAGGCCCTTGGAGCAGGTGGGCTGCGGTCTCTTTCGCGCCTAAAGTCCACGGTCACGAACGTCTTACCGGCAATGTTGGACGACGCCATCGGGCGCAAGGACCTTGCAGAAAACAGGCTCATAAACGCGCGGTACGCGGAAGCCCAGCTCCAACGGGAGAACCCCTCGGAGTTTCGGTCGTTATCGGATGTTAAGGGTTTGGGGGACGTCTCGAATTTCCTAGCCGAGAACTTTGGTGAGCAGGGCGCGAACATCGCGTTGACGGTAGCCACCGGCGGGCTTGGGGCTTTAGTAGGTCGAGGGATGGCCGCTAGGGGATTAGCTTCCCGAACAGCGGTAGGAGGAACCGGAGCCGCTGCTCAGAACCTAGATCGGGTGGCGTTGCAAAGAGCGCAGAACGCTGCCGATTTTAACTACGCCAGAAATCCTCCGCCCTCATTCGTAGGGCCTGTTAGAGCCCCATTTCCGCCGGGGAGGTCGCCTGTTGCTGCTACACCCGAGGCGATTGCGGCGGCTAGGAACCGGCTCGTCACTAACACCCTACTCCCACAAGCAAAACGCGCAGGCGCTGCGGCAGGTGCTGGTGTCGGCGTAGCCCTTGGGTCGTTCGCGCAAACCGCCCCGGAAGTTTACGAAGGTGTGTACGAAAAGACGGGCAAGCTGTCGCTACCCGCAGCGATTATTGGTGGCGGCGTTAACGCGGCGTTAGAGGCGGTCGTGCCCACCGCTGTACTAAGTGCGTTTAAGAAGACTCCGGGCTTGCAGGCGGCGGTTGCCCAAACCCTGCTCCGTAATTCGGGAATGACTCCGGGGCTTGTGAAGACCGTCGGCAAGACCGTGTTTAAGACCGCTGTGAAAGAAGGTGTTACTGAGGGCGCGCAAGAATCCGTAAACATCGCAGCAGAGCGGATTGTCGGAGAGAACTCCGAGGCTCTTACGTCCGAAGATTTTAATCGCGTCTTCGAGGCATCGGTACGCGGAGCCGCTGCGGGTGGTCCGTTCGGCGTTGTCGAGGGGGTTGGGAAATACTCAGAGACCCGTGCAGAGGGCGACCGTCAGCTTTCAGCGACGCAAGATCGCGAGGCACGTATTGCCAAGAACCAGCAAATCATCCAGACCCGCAAAGACCTTGCAGAAGCCCGCGCGGCGGTAAGGATTTCTAGCGGAGATCCCGTGGCAGACGCGGAAGCGGCTAAGAAAGTTACGGACCTGCAGAGCCAGTTGGATGGGCTTCTCAACATCCCAGTCGCAGCGTCTGCACCTGCTGCGGGCACGGCCGCCGCAAGTAAGGTAAAGGACATCCTAACAGCGGCGGGGATCAGTATGTCCAAGGGCAATAAGTCTGGCATCCCGAATGCCCTTAGGTATGAAAAACCCATCACGGCGGCCAATGCGCAGGCCATGCGGGACTTCCTGCAGTCTAAGATAGACGACCCGGCTACTGATGCAGAAACCAAGGCTAAAATACAGAATCAGTTAGATACGAATGAGGCACTTCAGCCACGGACTGATGTCGCTATTAGTAAAGACATTGAGGCGCAAACCAAGGTTGTTGCAGATAAGCAAGCGAACATGGCGGCCATCAATAATCCACGGTATACGGCAGATCAGACTTTATTAGCCCAAGAGAACAACAAGCTAAAAACTCTACAAGATGAGCTGACGTACTACAACGCTGATGACGCTGGCAAGATAACCATTGACCAGAATAATTTGCGGGAACAGATAAGCAACCCCGGAGATTTGTACCAGTACGTCCACGCGGCCAAAACCCCACAAGGCGGCGGGCTAAGAAAGAAAGAGCTTCAAGAATTGGGCGCGCAATTCGGTGGTGAAACCACGAACGAACACCCCGACCTAGTGCGGCAGATTGTCCAACGTAAGCTAGACGTACTGAAAAAGAAACCCCCGGGTGTCGCTGCCAACACCAAGGAAATTACACGGCTAGGGGCAATCCTAGACCTACCGGAATTCAGCGAGGCTTTTGCCGAACTGAAGGCTAGGGCCCGTACCGCTGGGCCTGCCCCAACTCCCGGCCCTGCGCCAGTAGTGGAAGAACCCGCGCCAGTAGTGGAAGAACCCGCGCCAGTAGTGGAAGAACCCGCGCCAGTAGTGGAAGAACCCGCGCCCGTAGTGGAAGAACCCGTAGCGGCTGCGCCCGTGGAAGAACCCGTAGCGGCTGCGCCCGTGGAAGCGCCCGTAGCGGCTGCGCCCGTGGAAGCGCCCGTAGTGGCTGCGCCCGTGGAAGCGCCCGTAGCGGCTGCGCCCGTGGAAGAACCCGCATTTGAAGGTTTTATTGACCCTGACGAGGACTTAATAGCCTCGGAACGCAAATTAGACCTAGCGAATAGACGGAAGAAAAAATTAAACGCATTTAGCGACGATGTAAACGAGTCTCTATCCGGCCAATCCGATGGTGATGATTATTTAATGCGGTCGCCGCCTCCAGTAGGTTACGCAGCGGGGACGTCAGCCCACACCCGCGCTGTGGCGGAGCAGATAAACGTCAAGCTTGGAAGTAACATATTTGATACCTCTAAATCTACCGAATATTTTGTTCATTCGGTATACGGGGGAAAGATATTTGTAGGTACCCGCGCGGCGTTTAAAACGTTCTACGGGAAAGAAGATTTAAATCTAGAGGGTGTAAGTGGGATAGCCGCAGGAAACCGCCAAGGGAGATCTGGTGGTGGCGAGTGGATAGCCGCCGTGTTTTCCGATGGGGTTTCCGTTGACGAAGCGTTTGGTGCGTTCTTACATGAGCTGGCAGGGCATATCGGTATACGAAAGATAATTCGTAACGACTTTGTATTCAAAGGTTTAGTAGGACAAATAAAAAGCTGGTCTGAATCTACAGAAACTAAAGTTGAAAATTTAATTTCCCGCAAAGCCCGCGAAGCGCTAAAACTTTACGAAAAAGATTCGCAGTATCTTAACGAGGACGGAACGCCCAACGTAGCCGCGCTTAATGAAGAATTACTAGCGCAGTTCATATCTTTTGCGGCGGAAGACATTAAGCTGACTGGCCCCGCCAATAAAAAAGTTATTCTTGAGTTCCTAAATAAAATAATCCAGCGGGTAAAAGCACTATTTGGCGGGAAGTCCACAGGGACTCAGCCCCCTCTAACGGCGGAAGACATACTGGGATTAGCCCGTGGCGCGGCGCTGTATATGACGGGCCCTGAGGTCGTCAAGATACAGACTGAAACAGAGAAAGCTACGGAGTCTCGCGCCGACGGGGCCGATGATTCCGCCGCATTCATGCGGATGCCGTACCCAGAACTAGAGACCCAGCTCTACACCGCAATCGACAACGGCTTAGCCCACACGCCTGCGGCTGTCCGGCGCACAATAAAGGCTGGGGTGGAGACGCTATCTAACGTTCCTACGCCGATCCGAAACTTCGTAAACTCGCTCCGCAGTCTTACGTCGATGGCGGACTACATCCGCCCCATCAACAAAAAGATGGCCGACCTAATCGAACAGTTGCGCGACGTCATTAACGCCCGCGCACAAGATTCGGCGAACCGTAAAGAAATTCTAGAGGAGATTCTGGTCCGGGCTAAAACCCTGACGGATAGATACTCTAGCGCGACGATGGAAGAATTTAACCGGATAGCACACGACTCCACTATTGATGGGATAGATTTCTCTGACCCCGCTAACAGCGGGAACCCGTTATACAGAGAATTCTACGCCTTGGATAAGCCGCTCCGAGACATGTATTTTGAGATTGTAGATAGATACAAACAGTACTCCGTCGAGTATCTGGAGATGTTGGAGAAAATGGGAGGGACGGCGTTTACCCCTGCCATGAAAGAGAAGCAACTGCGGATGCAGCGTAAATTGGTCCCATACCTCCCCTTGTACCGGGAGGGGGATTACTGGGTGGGGTACACCAACGCCACCGGAGATTCTGTGATCGAGGCGTTCGAGAGTCGGAAAGACCGCTTGCAACGAATCAGTTTTCTAAAGGCTAATGGCATAGCGAACCCCGTGGAGTTCGCGCGTCGGGAGAACATCACCACGGGATCTATGCCGCCCACGGCGGCGTTCGCGGAAATCCTCAAGACCCTGAAAGAAGCCAACGTAACCGACGCGGTTATCCAAGATGTGTACCGCACATACTTGTCCTTGTTCCCCGATAAATCCATCAAGCAGCAGTTTAGGCCCCGGCAAAATACGGCGGGTTACCGCCAAGATATTTTCCGTAATTTCGCGGCTGTCGGGTCGAAGATGGCTAATGACTTAGCACAGTTTGCTGTGACTAGTCCCTTGGATGAGATTTACAGGGCGTTACGTAGTGAAGAGGTCATTGGTAAACATCCCAGTGAGATAGAGAAATCCGTCGGGAATAGTTTAGATATGCAGGAGGCGTTCGTGCGTTCCCCGGTACCCTCTAGGGCCTCGGCCTTTTTGGGAACCCTCAGCTATTGGTGGTTCATCCTAGGAAATATATCGTCGGGCATTGTCAATCTCACGACCCTGCCGATGGTGACGTATTCCCTGCTGGCGGGGAAGCACGGGATCGGTAAAACGAACGCCGCGATGGCTAAAGCAATGCGGATGTATTTTTCGGGCGGCAAAGATCACACGACCTTGATGACGGTGCCGGGTACCAAAATTTCCCTTACGGACGTGTCCTTCATGGGAGATAAGGGCCGCGCTAAGTTTGCAAGCAGTCGTCCTGACTTGATCAATGCCTACGAAGCTGCGGTCACCCGTGGCGCTATCCGACGGTCTACGGGCTTGGATATTTCGGAGTTCAGGAAACAAAACCTTGAGGATTTCACAGGGACATTCATCCAAGTCCAAACCACGTTAGGGTGGGTGTTCCAGAACTCGGAGCGCATGAACCGAGAGGTCACATTCGTAGCGGCGTATGAGCTAGCTCGGGACTCTGGAAAATCCGAGGCGGACGCAATAACCGACGCGATATACGTTACTGAACAGGCCAACGGTAGTGCTACGTCGGAAACCGGCCCCCGGTTATTCCAGTCGGGCTTAGGGAAGATTGCGGGCACGTTTAAACGGTTCCCCATTGCGCAGTTGTTTCTGCAGGCCAAGCTATTTCACGAGGCGTTTATCAGTGCTGGCTCAGGTTCAGAGGCCAAGAGGAATAAAGAGATTGCCCGCAACCAACTCTTCGGGATCTTAGGAGCGTCGCTGATCTTCACAGGGTCTAGCGGCCTGCCGCTAATGGGGGGCCTGTCTATCCTAGCTAGCATGTTGTTCGGCGACGACGACGAACCCGCAGATCTAGACCGCTGGATGCTGGAGACATTGGGGGAGTTCTGGACCTACGGGCCGATGAACTACGTGACCAACCTAGACATCGCGTCACGCACGCAGCTAGGCTCACTCGTGCGGTTAGATCCGGGACATATCGCGGACGTCGGCCCCTTTATGGCGGCATTAGAGCTTATGGCGGGGCCGTCGGCATCTATCGCTAAGAATATGTGGGATGGGTATAAATTGTTTACCGAAGGTCACACTGAGCGGGCCATAGAGAAATTTGCGCCCACACCCATTAAAAATATATTGAAGGCGGGGCGCTTCGCAGACGAGGGGGTCTTAACAAAGCAAGGCGCGGTTATCCAAGACGACGTAAACCCCGCAAACATCCTCGCGCAAGCTGTGGGGTTTGCCCCAGCAAATGTTGCAGCGCAAATGACGCTTAACAGCATGCGGGTGACCGGGATGAGAACCGCTGCAAAACGCAAACAAGCGCTACTAGACCGTCGGTGGGGTATCACTCAGGGCGGCAATAAACCCGCTGCCGTCAAAGCGTGGCAGGAAGAGCAGGCTAGCTACAATAAGAGTGAGTTCGGTCGCGCCGACCAGATAACCGACAAATCCGTGAAAACATCTACCAAAAACAAACTCGCCTATATCCGAGATTCTATCGCAGGCGTGTCTACTCCGAAGAAGGTGCGGGAGGTCGTGAGAGAAATCGGAGAATAAAAAAAGCCCCACAGCGGTTGGCGCGGTGGGGCTAAGATCAAGACAATGAGCGGGCGAGTGTGTAGGAAAATTAGTCGTGTGTCAATAGTATCGAACCTTATTTGGGGGCAAACGCCACACCCGTATTCCACGAATACCGTTTTCGTTTACTGTGCTTATACGTATCCTTATTCTACGTGACCCGCAGGCTTTCTTCACAGCCTTCTCGGCTACCTCACAGTTCAAACACGGTATCCAGAACGACGACCCAACCACAAATTCTTTCCACGGGATTATAAAATCTATTGTGTGGATTCTAATCGGGGACGGCGATACGAGGTCTTTAGCCAACGTTTAGCCCGGGCATATAGTTGTCGTCTTCTTGGTACGCAAATTTAAAACACCAGACTGGCGGCGAAACCACATTCGTGCCAGACGCCAAACGTTTTCGCACCTCCCCCAGATAAATTCCTTTTTTCTTCAGGTCTTCCAGCAGGTCGCGGCACACCATCTGCTCCGTTGTGCAGTGATCTCGGAATGGCTTGCTCGATAGGTACATGGTCTTCGTGTCTGGTTCTAGCCGGATAACCAGTTCGTTCGTCGGGAAGCGGTCAGCTAGTTTCCCCCGCCCACTAGCAGGGTCTGGGATGCTGTCTATAATTAATATGTGACTCATGTGCTTGTGCATGAAGAGCCCCAAGACGTCCGTATACACGTCGTCCATCTCCCGAACAGCACTCTGTATTTGAGGCAGCAAAACACTCTTTGCCCATGCCTCGTGGCGCTCCATATCAAAGGTGAACAAGCCAATTTCCCGGCACTTATAACCCATATACAACGCATTAGAAATAACCTGCGAATGAAACCGGTCTCTACTTTGTAAATGCGCGTCAGCATCGAACCTAGCCTGTATCGCGCCTAGGGCAGCTATCTCCTTTGGTAGGTCTTGGAGCAGGGCTTGTATCAGTATGGGCAACGCCATCCCAAAGTTATTGTGCAGTGTCTGTTCGTACAATTCGTAGGCTTCTGCCTTTTGTAAGATCCCAGTAGGCGGCATCGTGTACTCCAGCAGCCGCATGACCTCACCGTTGGTGGCGGCTTTGATGGAATGCAGCTTCTGTACGAGGGAGGAATTCGACGAGCCAATCGCTATCGTCGCCCACGTGGTCTCATTCTTCCGGGCGAGATTAGCCGCCCCCTGCATCCGCGCGGGCCCTTGCCCCTGCGACGCTGCGTATAACAGGATGGATGTGTTCACAGGAGTTATGTTGGTCAGTTCGTCATAGCAAACGGGGAGGTTATTGAATACCCCCATCAAATGCAGCTTATAGGCTAGGGTGTCGGTTTCCTTGCTGAGCAGCGCTGTGGGGTGCCCGAAGAAACTATTGACAGCTTTCTGTGTAGTTGTTTTACCTGTCCCGGAATCCCCGTGCATGACGTTTACAAATGCCCCCCGGTGTCCCGTGAACGGCATCATCAGCGCCCCTATTCCAGCGAGTAAGGCAAACGCCTGCGGCTCAAACCCGGGCCGGTCGTAGACTTCTATGACCCGACGCCATTCGGCTAGGTCTCCCTTAGAGTAAATCAGCTTGGCGAGGGACTCGGTTACTTCCGACGGGGGCGAGTAACGGATCTCCGTGGCGGTTATTTCTTTGTCCCCCAGAATGAAACTCGTGTTGTTGTTCGCCCACCCGAACTGTGGGTGCAGCACTTCAAGATTCAACAGCGTCTGGTGGTATTTAGCCGAGACAATAAGGTAGGCCGTTATCCGCTCCATCTGTTTGCTAGAGCCGATTACCCCGTTCGAAGCCAGCAATTCTCGGAGCTTCTCGTTATTGGAAAGATATGTCAGGGGGATAACGAACTCCCGCACTTTCTCCCGTGGCAGGTGCAACCGGCACAGCACTAGGTCGCCTCGGGTGTTGTCCCGCATGCGTTTCACTAGGTACAAATCATGCTCGTAGATCAGGACTTCGTCGTCAGAATCCCCGAATATAACCCCACCACTCTTTAGGCGGCTGTACCCCGGGGGCATGTCGGGCACGGTGTATACCACCGGTAGGTCCCCATCCATAACAACCAACTCAGGGGAATCCGCGAGGATATGCTCCATCCCTAGCTGGATGGGGCTCTTAATTTTCCCTTTGTGGATGCACTTATCACAGAGGTCTGGCACGAGTCTCGAAAACGTCTCGCAGGTGTAGGGCTTGTCTAGGGTTTCCTCAGCCTTTGCGTGAGTCTTATCGGCGTCGTACTCCGGGTGCCCCGACGATATTTCGTGAATGTATTGCTCCCAATCCGAGCAGTTTCGTGCGATTGACAAGCCCGCACGCCACTCGGGTTCCGGGATGGTTGCTTGGTCGAGGACAATGCGGTCTATCTGCGCACATCCTGTCTGGGTATCAACCCTACCCAATATCTTGGAGAACAGCTTGTGCGTCTGATCTATTTTGCGGAGCATCAACGGCGACGGTTCCCGAGGAATATATTCGGGTAAATCCATGAGGACCTCTACCGCAGGGGCCTCCACTTCCCCCACCACCTGCGGTACCGACACCACTGGCAACCTCGGGACCGCTGGCAGCCCCCCGAGCAAAGATTTAAACGTGTCGAACGCCATTACGTCGGCGGTACTCAGCACCTCTGTCTCTAATGGTGGCGTGACCTTATGGTTCTGCGAACCGGGGAGCCGCAATATCCGAGATAAGTCGGCAGTAACCGCGTGGTCAGCGTGGAACTTGGCTTTTATGCACAGGTCTTTCAGGGCCTCTGCGGCGGGCTTCCACTCCGCTGCGGAAAGGTCGCGATCCATCACCCAGTACAAATGCAGGCCATTGCCGGAATTAACGATCGTGGGCGGGGGCAGCCCAGTCAATTTGCAAAACGCTATTGCCGCCGTCGCCCCACTGAAGTGGTCAAGGTATGGCTTACCTTTGCCGCAATCTACATCTAAAAAGAATACCTTTATGCATTCTATATTTTTGTTATTTCTAGCGTTAGATTTAAACTTAGAACATGCAAAATATACGTTGTACTGCTGCTGTATTAACCATTCCGCCCGGGCCTCCGCATCCTCTTGGGTGGCGCAAAAATACTGTTTATTAGATGTTGGCGTGAGCCCTTGGATGCAGTACATCCCCCTCTCTGGTAAAACCAAAGAGAGGAATTCTGAGATACTCATTGTCATAAAATATTCCTAGCTTCCAGCAATGTACGTTACCAGCCTCCTGCGTTTAGCATGCTCCGAATCTTTTCCCCGTATTTTTTACGGGGGGTGGTAGTACCCGAGAACCATTTGTAGATAGTCATACGACTAACTTTGAAATACTCTGTGACTTCAGCAACTGGGATGTCTCGGGAGATGCAGTACCTCCCGAGAAGGACGCCGAGGCTATCCCCACCAGCTTCCGCATTAGCCGTAATCGTTCTTTGGGAATAGCCTCGTGCGTCCAAGGGTTAACCCTCCTCGTCGCTGTCGGAAGCCGTAGACTTACCGGCAAACTTCAGCAGCACGTCCTCCATCGCGGGCTTCGCGGCGGGGGTCTCGCGCTTCGGGGCGCTACGTGCCACCTTCGGCTCTTCGGTCTTCCGGGAGCTATAGCTCACGGTCGTCGCGGCTACCGCTTCCGGGCTGGTGCCGAGTTCTTCGGTGATCGCCAGCATTGCCTCAGACGGAAACCCAATCGCGTTAAACAGGAGCTTCGGAGACTCAGCGTCCGTGTCAAAGCTAATGCGGGTCACGAGCCGGTCAATGGAGTAAGACTGTGAGGACACGTACTTGAAGTACTGCTGCCACGGCATGTGCGCTGGGTCACCCGTACCAAAGATGCTGGTCGCTGGGAGTTCGAGCTGATAGACCCCGCTCGCCAAGTCTCCCGCCAATGCCACTGCCAATACCTGCTTGAACCGGCACGCCCGCGACGAGCCCTGTCCACTGCCGCTGATATTCATGCGGCACCCGTTGCACGCTGGGGCCATCGGCTCGGAGATAGACTCGTGCGGCACCTTACCGTCGGCGGACCAGCACGCTGGGAGCTGCCCGTCAGCGGCTTTCGGGTCATACGCAGCGGCGTAGTATGTGCGGTGGATGGACGGCGCGATGTTCACCACAACGACGTCGATGCTGCCGGTGGTGATTTTAGCCAGCTCTTCACCGCCCACGACAAGGCGGAACACTTTGCCTTTGATGGAGATGCGTTTGCTGGTGGTGCCCTTCATGAGGCTCTTGGTCAGATCGCTCTGACCACGGGCACGAATGTGGTCGGGCACAGATGCCGAACCAAATGGAACGATGTCGGATTTTGTATTGCTCATATCTGCTTCTCTTACCTTATTTACGACGAATTACGATTGTGTACTCTTGTTCTATGTTTAACCCCGGGGGGAAAACACCTTCGTTTTCTTCTAGAAACTGCTTCATGTTTTTCTGCTGGATACGTTTCTCTAATAGGTCAAACGCCCCGTGCTCTTGGATAAAGGCGTACATCGACCCCCAGTCACCGGTCCAGTACTTGGTCTTCAGGCTCCGCATAGCGACGCCGGAGTTGGTCTTGATGCTGTCTGCGTTAATCTCTTTGCATTGCTCCAACAACGCCTCGGACAGCATCTCTAAATGTGCGTCCAGCACGGCAATCTGCCCCTCCACTTCAGCCTGCAACCTCCGTTTTTCGTCCCGGATTGCTACGTAGGCACTCACCATCCTATCGGCGTCCATTACAACATCCCCTTATTTGCCCGCAGTAGCCTGCGGTCTCGCTCAGCTTTATGGTCGCGCTTCCGCACGGGCGGCGGTGTCTTATTCGGTCCTCGGCGTTTTTTGTCCGACACCAGAGGCTCTTCCACCTCCACCACTTCTACTACCGGTGGCTCATAGGTCGGCTGCGTGCCGTCTAGATTCATGCGGACCCGCCACGCCCGACGTGGGCAGTTGGCGTGGTCTAACTGCTTAGCCCTGATCATCGCCACACGGAATTCTTCGGGGTCGGGAAAGTAAAACCGAAACCCCTCATCACCCGATGGCTCTGATGGATAATGCGGTGTACCCTCACGGATGTTGGTGCGTACCCCCATCCCTTTTTTAGCTGTCATCGTCATTGCCTCGTTGTCGTTTTTTACATAGTGAACACTAAAGTATCCTGTGTCAACATCATAACCAAAAATAATTTACGGCGTAGTCACTCCCAGCTCTTCATTGTAAAGTTCAATCAAATCAAAGTGTTGGCCTAGTTTAGTCTGCAGTTTCTGGTACATGCGATGCTCCACGGGACTGCCTGCTAAGTGAAAAATAGTCATTGTATTTTTCTGGCCCTGCCGGTCTATGCGAGCATTCGCCTGCAGATATATCTCAATACTGATGGGTGGCGCGTACCATATGATCGTGTCGGCAGCGGTCAGGGTTACCCCGTGCGCTGCGGCCATCGGCTGAATCACGAGCACCTTAATGTCCGAGCTATCCTTTGTCTGAAATCTATTTATTATCTCTGAACGTTTAGTAACACTAACACTTCCGGATATTACTTCGCAAGGTATATTCTGACTTTTTAAGTGGTTTTCTATTAGTTCTATAGTGTGAGTAAACGGTACGAATACAAGCACCTTGTTAGAGGACTCGTCGATTACTTCGGTCATGGCGTTGAGTCGGGGTTGCGCGTCGAACTCTAGGACAGCTTTTGAGTTCGTGTAAATGGCACCGCAGCTAACCTGCAGTAGTTTGTTTAGATTAACCGCCACGTTGGCCGACGTGACCTGCTCGTCGCCCGACACCATCAGGAACTCTTTCCTCAATATGTCGTAATACTTCTTCTGCTGAGCGGTAAGCGGCGCGTCTCGATTGACATACGTGACTTCTGGCAGGTCTAAACAATCTTTTTTGGCATAGCGGATGGCTGGCTGCAGCGCTTTAAACACCTCATCGGTGGCCGACGCCTTGGGTATCCACCGGAACCGTCCAACAGACACCATCACCATATCCCGGAACGACCCCGCATATTTCGGAACCCGGTGCGGCACCGTGAGTTTCGCGAGCCCGTAGGCGTCAACCGGTGATTGGGCGGCAGGGGTGCCCGTCATCATCCACATCCACACATTGTCCCCAGCCAATTGCTTTAGGGCTTTCCAGCGTTTCGTGGTGGGGGTTTTGTAGGCGTTCGCCTCGTCTACGATAACCAAGTCGAACCCACCCGCCAGCAGTTCGGGGAGGATAATCTCAATTCCGTCGTAATTAATCACCACGTATTCGTATGAATCGGCGACCACCCTGCGGCGTTTCTCTCGGGTGCCGTGGGCTAGCCCGACAGATCTGTGGATAGCAAACTGGAATAGGTCACGCTGCCACGCTGCCTGCATGATCGACAGGGGGCAAATGACCAGCACGCGCTTGATGTACCCTGCGGTCAGCAAGTAGTCGGATGCCCAAATTGCACTTGCGGTCTTGCCAGTTCCCTGCTCGTTGAAGCAGAACGCTCGCCGGTGCAGGGTCAGGAACTCCGACGTCGTTCGCTGGTGGGCCATCGGGCGGTACATCCCGGGCCATGAGTAATCTCGCAGTATCGGGGAGGGGACGCCCTTAATCTTCACATGCCGCAGCATCTGGGATTCCCACAAATCCCACTTGACTGATACGGTAAATATCCCTGAATTATCTTCTATTACTTCGCTATCAGGGATGGCGTCGGTTATTGTTATTGGGTTTCTTGTCTTAACATGTAAATACTTATTTTGTACAATTTCCATTACACTGTCTTTTTCTTCCTAGATACATTTTTCTTAACTGTGTGGTCTGCGTTTCTATAGAAACTACGATTGTCGTGAGGGGATTCTAATCGCAAATTATTAGCAGCGCTAGTTCCACCTTTACTTAAAGGTTTGATATGTTCTATATCTTTACCCTTTCGGTTCACTACTTTACCGTCCTTACCGGGGTTGTCCATTTCGTAGCGGGCTCGTTCTCTAGCCGCCCGAGGAGCCGCCTCGTTTCTGGCTTTCTGCTGCTGGTATTCTTTCTTGTACGGACGGGGTTTGTTAACGTAGGGCATCGCCGAATTCCTTTTGAAAGTCCGATTCGAACCGATCGAAATCAATTTCTACGCGGCACAACTTACAGACGAACTCGTCGTCGAATTCATCGCCTTGAAGCACTATGGCTGGGTCAATCTCACAACTACATTCATTACAGGTTTTGTCTTTCATATTAATTTCTCCCGTTGTGTTCGCAGGTAGTGACCGCACAGAAATTGCGGCAGGTGAAGTTTGTCGAGGGGTTCCAGACGTTATACATATTGCAGTCGTCTAGCCTTTGGGAAAAGTTCTTCCATTTATCCCACCGAGCCTCAGATCCCTCGCGGTCCACGTGCAGGGTGATGAACTCTTTGCTGACCACAAATAGTAGACCCCCCTTGACTTTTTTGATATGGGGGTATTGAGCGAATATCGCGAGGGATAAAAGCTCAAGCTGGTCGGTGTCGGCGAACTTGGCGCTCTTGCCGGTTTTGTAGTCCACCAGCGTGGCCTCATCCCCGTCGCCCGCTGCGGGCACCGCCATGAAGTCCGCGATGCCGCGCCACCATGCGTAGTGAGAATCAAAATCGCAGGCCACTAAATCCCGCGTCACCGCGAGTTTTTGCTCGAATAACCGCTCCCCGGATGAGCACATGATCGCGTCGATCATGCTCTTCATGAACTCGAATCGCGCGGGCAGCGGCACGCCGTCGCGTCCGTAATCCTCCGCCGCTTTGTGCGCGTCGCTACCGTACATCAGGTAGCTTGTCACCGGATCTACGACATCTTTTAGAATACGTAGGTGGTGATATTTTCTCGGGCACTGCTTGAACAACGAGATGGAGGAGTACGACCACTGCATGCTATTTCCCCGCGTAGGTTGTTTTAACCCGATCTAGTTTCGTCACCGCGTTGTCCGCTAGCACGCTAAGCCGGATGCCCAGCGCCGCAATCTCTGTTGCCACGGCTCCGAACTTCTCCCAATACTCGGGAGTGCAGGCGACCAGTACGTGCGGGCACTCGTCGTCGAGCCATTTAATCTTTTGCTTCAGCGAGACTAGCAGCTCGGAATAGTCTGTGATGTTTCTCGGCTTAACCGCCATACGTTTCTCCAATTTTAGATTTACAGGACAGCGGGAGCCCCGGTGCCCAGTCGGGAGCGGTACTCATGTGGTGCTCAACGAAACGCTGAGCCTCGTCTATTTTATCCGCAGGGACCACCACCGCGATAGCGTCGTGAACCGTTAGAATAGGTCGGTATACTGTGGATATTGCGGCCATCTGATCTGCTATGACACACCGTGCGAGCGCCTGCGTTATATTTTCCACGACCTTGCCACCATATATTTTTTGCCGCCCGCTGCGGGATTTGTAGGAAAAGTCACCTTTATCCGATAACTCTAACCCGGTGTATTTTAAGTTATACCCACTCGGGAGTATAAAACCATCTTCCCCGCTGAGGGTCACGGCGTCTTTATACACGCCTAAATCACAGTTCTTATTATCCTTCAGCGCTTTTAAACACCGCGCCGCCGAGGACCATAACTGTGGGATTGCCTTATAGGTATTTCTGTACAGATTAATATTGGTGTCGCAGTTCTCCAGCGTCGTCACGACCCCGGCCACGGCTAGCTGTCGGTGGAACTTCTCAGCGCCGATGCCGTACCCGCAGCCCAATACCAACGTCTTGCCCATGAAACGCTCGGCGTCGTTAATTTCCTCGGGCGGTTTACTATAGATAACCCCCGCCATAATCTTGTAGACGTCTTTGCCAGCAGCGAAGTCGGCGACTAAGTCGTCTTGCCCCGCGAGCCACGCCAGCACCCGCGCCTCGATCTGAGCAGAGTCGCAATCCAATATCAGATACCCGTCCGGCGCACGGATAGCCTGCCGCAACACGGTGCTACCACCGCGTGACGGGAGATTCTGCAAGTTTATCTTGTCAGTCCCGCCCCAGCGGCCTGTGTGCGCGGCATAGTATTTCAGCGGTACCGGCAGCTTGCCGCGCTTGGCAATGTCGATGAATCGCTGAGCACGTGTCTCTGCAATCGACGACTTGATACCCAGTCGGGCACTGACTGCTGCCTGCACCCGCTCGTCTTCGTGGGTCATTAGCGCCTGTAAACCCGCGTCGGTCTTCGCGAACGCATAGGTTTCTTTGCCCGTCGTAGGCGAGACCTTCATCGGAACCGTGACGTCGTAGCTTTCTAATAGCCCCGCGAACTTCGGGTTCGACCGCAGGATGTCCCCGTCAACGCCGCAGGTTTCTAGCAGCGCATCTTTCACAGACCTAAGATTCTCCAGATACTGTTCGAGCAATGGCAAGTCTAACTCCAGCACCGGCTCAGCAAACATCTTGATGGTCAGATCTATATTGACTAGCTCGGAATAAGATATGCCGTATTTCTCCATGTACAGCAGGAACAACGAGTGTGTTAAATCACAGTCGTTCATGCAGTACTCGCCGTACCGCTGTAGCTCTTCAATCGTGAAGTCTTTGAGCCGCTTGCCCAGTGCCGCGACTACCTCCTCACCTTTGACGCCTAAGTTATGACGCTCGGCTGCGGCCTTCAGCGAACCGGAAACTTCCAGCCCGTCGATTGCCCGTGCGATCGACAACGTGTCTATCCACCGTTCGGGATGGTGGTCATATATCCATGACAATATAGCGGCGTCAAACATCGCGTTGTGGGCGATGACCATATACTTCGACCAGTCTATCGCCCGCAGCGCCGGGGCCACCGCCTCCCCGGCATACCACACTGCCTGCTTCTTGCCAAACTTAATCCCGACACCCAGCACTTCAAACCGGTCGTCGCGGATATACTCCTCGGTGGATAGTTTAGATAGACTGAACGCCTTGTCGTAGTATGTTTCAAAGTCTATCGTGACTAGGTTCATTTGTTGGCCTTATTTAATTCCACAATAAGTTTCTCCAGATACCAGCGGGCCTTTTCTAGGTCTACCAGCCCGGACTTGTGCTTCCAGCGCCACGTGTATTTAATAATATTGGCGGTACATACGGCTTCAATCCCCGACAGCCCCGTCGTCGCTGCGGCAATTGCGTCAATACATTCGACCGCCCCGGTGGTGTAGTGCGGGGGGTGGTTAACTTCATCGGTCATGAAATATTCTCCGGTTATTAGCCAACTGCTTTTCTGCGCGGGCGTGGGCGGCTTGAAACTTTGCTTCCCACATCGCGGCTTCCGCCTTCGTCCATTCCGCCGGTGCCTTTGCCATCATCGCCCTCCACGCGGCTTCATCTTCTGCCGCGTCCTCCGTTATTTCGTACTCCTCGACACGAAACGAATCATGGGCTGAGATTCTGGCATAGCCTTTCGTACCAATTTTCGCTGCGTCAAGCGTTCGAAAAACCCCTACAATGGTTTCGGTGTCGAGTATTCGGCGTATTACGATGTAGACTTTCATTACTCAACTCCAAAATATTCAGCAATCCGTCCAATGGCATCAGATGCTAAACCATTTTCATCTTTCCTAATCTGGCGCATGCATTCGTGAATAATCAATTCAGCAAATTTTTGTAAATCTTCTGTTTCGACAGGATATTCAGAAGGGAAATATCCTTCATTCGTCGGTGGATAGTCTTGATGAAATAATAGACCAGCATCAAAGGCCATTTTAATAAGTGCATCATTCATTCTGGTTTCTCCTGCGCGCAAAACGGGTGCCCGCATTCTGGCTTCTCCTTCGCTGCATCCCACACCTTGCGCGCCGCCGCCAAGATTTCAAATGCTCTATTCTGCTGCTTTTGCCCCTTGAAATATTCAATGCGCCACTTACTCAGTGCCGCCTCCCATACGGCCTCCGCTTTCTCTAATTCGTTCATTCTGATTTCTCCTTTTGCTCGCTGTTGTTTGACTTGAACAAGTATGTCCCCAGCTCCGTCGGAAACATCCCCGCGTGGTTCTCACAGTGCGAGAACCCGTTGTCTCCCGGGCCGAACTGCCCCCCGCAGTTTGAGCAATACGTCGCCTCAAATTTGTACGTCTTATTTACACTGTCCATATTATACTCCTTAAAAAGCCGGGGGGTTACCCCGGCTCAGCTTTAGGCGTTGTGGATTTCCGCGCCTTTGCCGACCGCCGTGGCGATCTCCGCCATGTCGGATAGTTTGGCTGCAACCACCGAGACCGTCTCCGACACCGCATAGTTCAGCGCGGCGGTCTTGGAGATTGCGCGGACGTAATGCGTCTCGCCGTTCATCACAACGATGAACACTTTAGGACTACGCGGGCGGATAGATTTTTCTTCAGTCATGTTTTCTACTCGTAAATTGAATGAATTTGTATCATAGCAAACCACTCAGTACCAAGCAACTATTTTACGGGCCATCCAGAGTAGTCACCTTTCTTGGGACTATGTTTTGGAGAAAGCAGCCATCTATCGCCCAGAAAATCCATCGCATTCTGCAACGCACTCTTGCGCTCGGGGGTAATTTTCTTTTCCTCAATCCGCTGCGCGTCTACAATTGACAGTTTAGGTTTAGCTTTCATCAACATTTCCATGCCCTCAGTGATTTATTAATCCTACTGTTCGGGTCCTTGGCCGTCTTGGCCGATGTTAATTTCTTCTTCAGGCCGCCCATTCGGGCGCAAAATGATTTCTTCCGAGAGCCGCCCTCGGGCTGCGGCGCTTTGAGATTCATCCCCTCGGCCTTAGCCGATGCTCGGCCCTTGGCGTTCAATCCGCCCGCTGGGTTTTTACCCTCTTTACGGGTCCATGCTGGTGACTTAGCCATGTCTAATCCTCCAAATAAACTTCTGCACATGCACCTTCCAGTGCGTTGAGTATCCTCGGTATATCTTCAACCCCGGCACATACAAACGCCAGCCCCTCTGCAGATCTAATAAGCTCCAGTTGTCTAGCCTGCAACGCCGTCGGGCACTTGCCTGTTATCTTGACCTCAATCGCAAAGAACCTCCCACGAATACATCCCACAATATCGGGCACCCCGCTGCGCCCGTAGCCGCCGGTCGCCGGAAAGAAAATGTACGGGACTTCGCTCAGCTTGTTTAGTCCGCTGACCAGTTCTTTCTTCACTTTGTC